GTCTGGCTTCCCGACAATCAAGTATCAGAGCAAGGACGGTAAGGATACAGTTGTCACTGGAAGCAAAAAGACGGGAGATGAATTACTGGATGCCGTGAAGGCGCCGAAGAAATCAAGCGGAGGCAGAAGACGTCGCCTGCGTTCCCGTCGGAACGTCAATAGACGGGGCGGCCGGAAGAGCCGGCACCGTACCCTTAGCAGCTACGTATCCTTCTGAGAGAAGCTTGTCGGTGCGCTGTCCCTTACCAAGAAACTTGAGAAGTCCCCCATGATCATCCGTGACAACCGTGTGGAAATTGCGCTGGGCCTGAACCATCTGGAAGACATCGGTGGTGTCCATGTAGATGTTGGAGGTCTTGGCAAAGGCCGCATTCACCTCGTCGCGAATGTCCTTGCGAGTGATATCAGAAGCCGGCGGCTTCATGGGATCATCCAGAATGTCTGTAAGATGAGGGTTCATGAACGGATTATCATCTGACGGACGGCTCTCCTTGTCGCCTACATATCCCGAGACAACAAGGCCATTACCGAAGGTCTCTACAATTCTCTTTGCCTGCGGAAAGAGACCATTCAGCAGCACAGTCGTGGCCATGACCAGAGGAATGATAAACAGATACATGGGGTTCATGCTGGACAGGAACAGCAGAGCGCCAAGGTAAATAGAAAACCGAACAACTGCATTCAGTGACTCCGAGACCGGCATATTGGCGGTAGGAACAAATTTATACCAAGTCTCCTGGCTGAGCAGGACGCTTGGTTCGGAAAACCAAAAAGGTTCGGTTGACATCTCTCTTATCTTCACTTGCGAGACTTTTCACCAAGCTTCCTCTGTAGGCGTGCCATCATGCGAGCACGACGGGCCTCGGGCGAGTTGGAGAGGATTTGCCGAGACGTATTTCCGGTGGCCGGCTGCTCGCGTTGTCCGACGACCATCTCATTCATATACTTGCCGAACGAGGATGTCATCTTTGCCCGCAGCATTTCAATCTCGCGAATGAGCTCCTGCTGGTTGATCTTGCCAGTCTCAATGCGATCGCGCAGGATCTCCTGTGCGCGGCTCATGATCTCCTTCAGCGCATCACTGTCCTGAGGGTTCTGCATCAGACGAATAAGCTCATCGGGGTCCTCCAGGTTGATGTCCAGATCCTCAAACTTGATGGACTGCACGAGATCGCCAATCACCGAGGCCAGGCGAGTATTCATGACCAGGTCAAGGATCTCCTTGAGAGAGTTCTGAGTCTCCTCATCCTCCAGAATGGCCATGACCTCATCCTGACGGCCACCGGGAATGGCGCCCTTGATCTGCTCAAATATCGCCGCAAACTTCTCCTTGGGATTGCCATTGAGCACTGAATACATCAGTGCCATGCGGACCTTCTGCCAGGCCTCGTCCGAGCCGTCCCACTTCACCTGAATACCCGGAAACAGTTCAGGGGCCGTGTCCTTGTCCGTGAAGAGAGTATTGTCCTTCTTCACGATCATCATCAAATGGGGAAGGAGTTCCTTCTCAATGTGAGCGAAAAGTTCATCGGTAGCCTTGGGGAACTTGGTGTCCGGCATGCGTTCCTTGAAGTACTGAAGCAGATTTCTCAGGTGCTCCATTTATTACTGTAGTAGAGTAGTCTTGTAAGCGAATTCAACGAACCGAAGTGCAATGCCAAGCATCAGGCCTATCAAGGAAAGTGTGACGACGTTATAGTCAAACGTGTTGTGCTCGTCAAGGTCTATGTCAAGATCAAGGATCATTGGTGATCTAGGGTGGATATTCTTTAAGCAGAACGATTGCCTCCGCGAGCGGCAAACTCAGCCTTCTGCTGGTTGGTCAGGCAGACGCATCCCAGGTCGCCGGAAAAGGGAGACGGGCAGCACTCGGCACTCTGCTTGTTGTTGGCAAAGGCATAGAGGGCGGCATCATCGGTCTGATCGTAGGGGTGCTCGGGGGTCGGCAGCGGCTCGGCACCCAGGATAGGAGAGGATCCGGAGTAGCCCGTGACAGTTCCGGTCTGCAGAGGCATGCCCCTCTCCTGCTGCATGAACTTCTCCTGAACCGCCGGAGAGGCCGTCATCATGGCCGAGTTGACAAAGAGCCCAGCAAGGAGGGCGGCAACAAAAAAGGCGATCAGGGCTGTGGTTCTCTTCATACTTGTGTTTGTGGAGAGAAAAGAGTGTCCGGTCGGCAAAACGGATCGGTTCCAACCAAACGAAAAGAAACCCCACCATGGAGACCCCCGATTATAGTTCAATGTATCTTGCCGATCTCAAGCTCATCGCAAAGACCCGCCGTATTAAGATGTATTATATCAAGTCCAAGGAGGAACTAGTCAATCTTCTCAATATGCCCGAGCTCCCCCAGGCAATGAAGGTGGAGAAGATGACGATCCGCGAGCTTCGCCAAGAGGCAAAGGCACGAGGCATGTCGGGCATCTGGGGTCGTCGCCGGGGAGATCTGGTCACCCTGCTATTTCCCGAGAACGTCCATCAGGCTGCCCCGGACCAGAATAATGAGGATAAGAGCAAGACAAACGAACATCATCAGCCAGAGGAGCATGACCCCAAATAAGTAAGGATATAGGATGTTGAGCACCCTTGAAATAAGGGGGCGCAGAACCTCTGTCTCCAGCGCCGACTGCATGTCGGCTGATTTTAATTTTTCAATGACGTCCTGTATGAGTGGATCCAAAAACTTCGTCATCGCGAAATTTGTCTTTCCGTCAGTATAAACATAGAATGAAGCTTACGCAACCGAAACTTGTTCGCCTGGGCCTGGTGCTTGCTGGCGTCGTCGTTCTTTATACGCTGTTCACGTCCTATGGTGGCGCCAAGGGCTCCCTGCTGGACCGCGCCGAGGAGCTGGGTGGCACCGGACCCACTGCCCCCCTGTCGGAGGCTGGCCCCAACATGGGCCTGCCCTTTAGCATGGGTGGCAACGCCGCCTCCGCCGCCGGCATGCAGGGACGCACCCCGGCCTCCCAGCAGACATACCAGGAGACGACCCTCAACTCGGATGAGCTGCTTCCCAAGGGAAAGATCGGCGCCTCGTGGGCCGCCGTGAACCCCGCGAGCGGCGATGACCTGAAGGGACAGAACTTCCTTCAGTCGGGTTACCACTCCAACATCAACATCATTGGTATTGCGCAGACCAACCGGAACCCGACGTACGACATCCGCTCGGAGCAGCCGAACCCGCAGGGACAGGTCGGCCCGTTCCTGAACACGACGATTGACCCGGACCCTTTCAAGTCCACTCGTGCGCTGGAGGGACTTTCGGCTTAAATCTCGTGACTAAGTAATGTTGCCTGTAGCCATTGGCGTAACCACTGTCCTGGCCCTTTCCTACTTTGCCGGGCCTAGAAACACATCGCCCATGACAGGTCCTGATGGAAAAGTCTATGAGATCCAGAATCTTCCAAATAAGGAGGAGGCCGTGAAGCGCATGGCGAGCATTTGCGAGAAGCTTGACAAACTGCGGGCCAGCTATGCAGATGAACCGGCTCTTGCTGCAGATCCCCCAGTTGCCCGCTTTCTTGCTCGGTTCCGGCCCGATTGCTTTGTAGAGAATGACATGTCGTCCAAGGATACATCGTATTCCGAGAACAAGGGGCAAAAGATTGTCGTCTGCCTGCGCGACAAGACAAGGGCTCCCGAGTATCCGCTCATTGAGGAAAACACCGTTATGTTCGTGATGCTGCACGAAATGGCGCACCTAATGACAGAGACAATCGGACACACGCAAGAATTCTGGTCAAACTTTAAGCGGATCCTTCACGATGCCGTCAAGATCGGTATTTACACCTCCGTGAACTACGCGCAGAAGCCAACGCCGTATTGTGGAATGCAAATTACGGATAATCCTATCTAACCTCACTATAATGGAGTTGAAGTTGCCCTTGGAAGGCTCGTCAACAATTGTGTCCTTCTTTCCAGACGACACCATTGAAACGGTTCGGCAATATGTTGCTCTTGCCAAGCAAACCCACCCCGATCGCTTGTTCCTTCAGGTTCAGGTTGAGCTGCCGAAGGACTATTACTCGTCAAACCCGAAGCGATGGATGGATCTGTTCTACCGCATGTCCCATGGAAAGAGCAGCATTCCATCGGCCACGATGGATGCCTATCTTTCTTATGTTCGCACGGGAACGGGTGTCTCGGCCCGAGATGTTTCTCGCGAAGACTGGCAGGCAGTTGAGGAGTTTGTTCGTCCGCTCTTTGCGCCTGCAGATGCCTTTCGGGAATGGCGCATTCTCGGTGTGCCGGAGGAAAAGTCCGCGGTTCTTCCCCTTCCTCCCAAGGACGTCACTCTTCCCGAAGCCTACAAGCCGGTTCCTGCTCGGCAGCGTCTCTTTGAAACAATGCATCCAGAGGAGACCCTTGCACTCATGGCCGTGGAGCTCACAGACGAAACTAGCGACGCCGTGAAGCAAGTGTATTTCCCCTTTTTCCAATCCTCTACGCCTCCCAACATTGAGACACTGCGAGTTCCGCTCAAGGCAGCCCGCGAGCAACTCACGTCTCTGCTGAAGCTCAAGGCGCCCAAACCCGCCCATACGTCCATTCTCCGAGCAAAGTGGTATATTCCTCTGATCTCCACACACTTTACCTCGCCCCGAGTTCGGTTTGAACAGATTTTCTATGGACTGACAGTGTCCAAGGAGACGCCGGTCATCAGCTATTTCACATCCAAAAGCGAGATCACGCGTCACAAGTTTTATGTGGAGGATCCGGCTACAAAGGAGCCGTATCTGGATGTGCCAATGTGGAAGGCGTGGACATCGGGGACCCAGCCTCAGCGCCGACTTCCAACTCTGCTGCTCTACCGTGGCAAGGATCGGGGCTCGTTTGATCGCATTGCCATTACGCCCAAGGACATTACTGTGTCTACATGGAGATCCAAGGCTTCCGAGGAGGAGCTGAAGGAATTGCAGGAGACAACATTGGAGTGGATCAAGTCGCTGGATGCTGTCATGCCGTTTCTGGTAGAGACGGACATTGATCCTTCTCGCTGGGTTCTGAATGACCTCTCGGTTCTTGCGTCCTATGCCAAGGAGATCTCGGAGTTTGATATGCGGCGCTTCAACTGCCTGCAGACCATTTTCAATTACCAGGAGAACGCGTTTCGTCTTTTGCGAGCCGACAAGGACACGGACGTGCCCGATGATGTTCTTCGCGCATATGCAGTTCTTCAGGCCGATGGATCTCTGGAAGCCGAACTTGGCTTATCTGCAGAGGAGGCGGCTGAGGTGACGGAAAAGATTAAACGCCTTGAGGAAGATGAGAGCTTCAATTTTGAAAAGGTCATTAACAGCTACCCAGTGATTTCCTTCTCGTCAAAGGACGTCATGATCAAGTTCGTGAAGAACATGGACCGCGCACTCAGATATGCGAGCATGCTGCGATATGTCATGACCTCTGACAAGGAGGAGGTGAATGCCGTCTGCCCTCGGCGCTTGGAAGTTGTAGAGCCCGCTGCCGGCGTGGCCACAACGGTGCAAATTCAAGACGAATTTGATCTCGGCGCATTTGCCGAAGACATTGCCGAAGTTGCCGCTGTCCCCGAGCCCGGTCAGAGCAACGCCGCTGCCGCTCCAGCTGCCGCGCCACTCCTCAAGGTCAAGAAGGGAGGCCCGCTGACCACCCACAATTACTTCAACAATCGCATTCTGCAGATTGATCCTGATCTTATCAATGATGACTACTCCAAGAAGTGTGAAAAGCTGGCTCAGGTTGTTGTACTGACTCCTGCCGACCAAGCACGAATGGGTGACAAGTACAATTACTCGAGCGCACCCGAAGCAGAAAAGATGAAGGTCGCCAAGGGCGTGGCCATCTGCCCGCAATATTGGTGCATTCGCGATGAAATTCCTTTATCCGAAGACCAGCTTGTCACGGGCGAGGACACGATCCAACGCTGTCCGGAGTGTGGAGGAAAGGTTCGTATCACGGACAAGGAAGATACGCGTGAGTTCACCGTCATTAAGCGCAAGACCGGTTTCAAGTATCCCGACTTCAAGGATCCATCGGCCAAGACGGCAAACAAGAAGAAGGTTCCCTGCTGCTACCTGAAACCCGCAACTACGGCCAGTGCAGCTGTCTTGGGATCAAAGGCCGAGATTGACGATTATTATGTGCTGACCTCAGGCATCATTCCTCCCCTCCGTATCGCGTTCTTGCCGGCTGATCTGGCCGGTCGTCTCGGTGTAAAGACGAATTACTCAACCACATGCCCCAGAAACCGAATTGAAGCCTCGGCAACCGATATGTTCCGCGTCGGCATGGGCCTTCCTCGCAAGACGCTCCCCACTCTGCTGGGCGACAAGCGATCCATTCCCACACCTGCTCATGCAAAGGACAAGATCCTTCAGTGTTCCTTCTTTCGCACGTGGACATCCATGGGAGATGGCGATACACTCATTGAGCGCATTCTAGAGGGCATTGACAAGGCATATCGGGAAGAGACGCTCTCTCGCATGGACGAGATTGAATATGTCTCTCTCATTCTTGACTGCCGCGTGATACGCATCAACACTGATTCAAATACACTGGCTTGCGGATTTTGGTCTGACAAGACGAGCGCTCTGTCTCGCACGATTGTTTTGCTGGACACTGATGTGCTTGGAAAGGTGTCTCGTCGCGCTGGAAACGTAGGCACGAAGCTTGACTATGTAGCGGACATTGGCAAGTTTGACGAGCCGGCAAAAAAGACCTTGCGCAAGCTTCACACGCAAGCATGTGCGGCATCGGTGCCGACCCTTGATGATGCCGTGAAGGAGCTGATGGCAAAGAACATGTCCTCGTACCAGGTTATTCTGGATCCCTTTGAGCGCGTCCAGGCGGTCTTTGTTCCGCAAGAGGCTGTCCTGCCCGTGCTGCCTGTGAACACAGATATTCCCGAGGGCGTTCCAGTGAGAAGTGGATATGCAGATGTCAAGCCCGAAGAGCTGCCGACTATGCAAACACTCTCTGCCTTTTTGGCTGAAACCCGGCACTCCGGTTTCAAGCAGTCCGAACAGTTGGCGTCCTTTTCAGGCGAGTATACCGAGTTCATGCTTGAGTCCGGGTTCCGTGCACCGTTTCGGCCAGAGAAGACGGTCAAAGAGGAGCCTGTCCGGGAAGTTATGGATACAGTTCGGAAGAAGACAGAGGATGAACTTGTCAGTGGGAAACCGAATGCCGAGGATCTCAGACTTGCAAGTGAAATCACCTATTCGTCCGAGCTATTTGAGTTTCTAATGTTCACGCTGTCAAAGGACATCCAGGAGGCAGATCACGAGGACCTGCGCAACTCGGTGAAAACGCCTGGACCTACCCTGTATAGAGATCTGGCAGCATGGCTGGAAAGACAAGCCTACTGGGATGAAGTGAATGAACCGGTTCAGTTTGTGAACAAGGTTCGCACACCATGTGGGCAGATGGTAGAGAATTCGTGCAAGAAGTCAAGCCTGTGTGCATGGCACCAAAATACCTGCAAGATCAAGGTCAAGTCTATCGTGGACAAACGTCAGGTGCTCGTCCGCATGACAAAGACACTGAAGGAAAATTCTAAGCAGCGTGCGCTTGTATTGGACGGCCGCATGTCCCCATTCTTCAGCACAGTTCTGTATCTGGAGATGCCGCATGAACTAATTACCTCCGACGTGTAACCCGCCGACCCCTGCCCTTTGCTAAGAGACGGTCATTCTCATCAAGAAGACGCGTTATTTCAGCAAGTGTTACTGCCGACGGTCTCTTCCATCCCGGCCGCATACGGTTCTTGTTATTTCGCATTCTAATTGCGGCTGCGAGTTCCTGAATTTTGGCTTCGCGCGCATCTTGAACGTGCTCGGTCTGCTTGGCTCTCAGGATCGCTTGAGCCCTCAGTCCTTCGCTCATGGTACCGCCCCGACGAGTTTTCCGCCGAAGTCCACCCATTGTATTCCGAACAGAAAGTATTGACACGGATATCCGTAGCAATACATGCGTTCATGGGGAATTGAACCCCAGTTTAAAGATTGGAAATCTTTGATCCTAACCACTAGACGATGAACGCGGAGTGTCCTTTGGTGGAATTGAACCACCGACCTATTGCGTGTAAAGCAAGCGCTCTACCTCTGAGCTAAAAAGACCGTGTGTGGAACGAGCCCGCGAGTGTGCTCCATAGTGGAATTGAACCACTGACCTACCGCTGATTGTATACCTAAAAACTTCATTGTTCCCGAGCATACAACACTGCTCGGGAATAACGGTAAAAACAACTCACTTGTTTTTTCCTACAAAGCGGGTGCTCTACCCCTGAGCTAAAAGAGCATGTATGTAAAAATTGGTATGAGTTGAAAGTCTTTACGTCACCGGAGGTTCTTACGCCTTCGTGGCCGGCTTGACGAAGTGGACCTTCAGGAACGACTGGAGGTTCAGGTACGTCACCTCGTCCTTGTCCGACACGCGCAGGAGCTTGGCCAGCGCGGCGTTCGGGAGGATGCGACGCTTGAACGAGGGGTCAAAGCACGAGTGCTTCTTGACATACTCGCTGATGAACTTCGTCACCTGCGTCTGCGAGCGCGTCTCGCCCGCCTTGAGGCCCATGAAGTGGCACAGCTCCTCCGTGAGGGGGCGCTGGACGAGGAAGGCGTTGTTCGCGCGACGCTTCTCCCACGCCGCGCGCTGCTCCGGGCTCAGCGTGGCCGGGTCAACCTTCTTCTTCTTCTTGGAGTCGCGGGCCTCGCGCTTGGCGGACTTGGCGGCCTCCTGCACCGCCTTCACGGCGTCACGGACGCGCGTGGAGAGATCGGCGCTGAGCGACTTGAGCGTCTCGGCCAGGGCCACCAGCTGGGACTCCGACGAGACAGTGGGGACAACCACCGCCGGCACAGCGGCCGGGGCGGCAACCGTGGGCACCGTGGCCTCCGCCTTCGCGGGGGTGGCGACCTTGGCGGCCTTGGACTTGGGGGCCTTCGGCTCGGCGGCCTTGGGGGCAGCCGGCGGCGCGGCGACGACGACGGGGGCGGCGGTATCCTTCTTGGCAGGCATCTTGTTTGACTTATTGACAGAAGAAGAGGCAGACATCTTTAACGCACTGGTATACTCTTACCATCGGCGGTCATCTAAACCCTTTTCTTTTCCACAAACGGGGGAGGGGGGCGTTTTGAAAACTTCAGCATTCGCTCCTTGGCGCCAAGGTAGTATGCCTGATAGGCTAGAACGGGGTCCTCGCACTTATATTCGTCCGGCATGGCCATACGAAAGGGAGTGCGACCAATGGTCGGCAGAGGTGGGGGGTTGGCGGCCAGCCAGATAAGGTGAGCCTCTGTCTTATGAACCTTGCCATAGCGGAAGGTATACTCGCTGCAGAGAGCGAGGCCAAGATCGACCAGCCATTGGTAGTTCTCAATAGACTCGCGAACCCACACGGCGCACGGGTGATTGACGTGGGTCTTGCGGTATGCAGTTTCGGGGATGGTAGCAGGAGCCAGTACCCACTGAGCAGAGTAGAGAAGCTGTGCGCTTTCAAGAATCATCTTGACAACGTGCTTGTCGCAGTGGTACTCGGCAGCCTCGCGGGGAACAAGTGAAAGGACGAAGATATTCATGGTAACGACAAGGTCAATCAAGTAGGTCATTCTAAATCCATTTTACATCAGCATCGGTAAATTGCCGACATGACATTGAAGACGGTCGCATAGGGCTCTTTCTGCAGAGTGAGGAGCCGTATCATCATTCGCAGAGAATTGACAATATAACTAGGGATATTTCCTGCCATCACCTGCGAGGAGAGCATATAGGAACAGCTTCGGGCGGCGAGGGGGCAATCATCTCGCAAAAAGCGCCACACGGTAATATGAGATAGTTTCCCAAGCGCCGTGAGCTGATGAATGGATACATCCGTGAACCCATTATCGGCAAAGATCTGACATAGCATAATCCATCGATGACGTATGCGCTCCTCCCCGCCAATCGGATCTGGGGGCACCGGCAATCTACGATGCGTGCGTAAGGCCCACATCTCTCGGAGGCGCTTGCGAATGTCAGTAGTCAACGGAGTTCGGGTATAGGGGTTGGCCGGCTCAACAGATTTCATTGACCAAGCCCAAATAGATGCAAAGTCAAACCACCATATTTTGCCATTCTCCTCAAAGGCAAAATAGTCGAGCGGATGCTGTCTGGATGCTTCGGTGCACGAGACAAGCTCTTCGTCGTTTGCGAGGTCTTTCCTGCAAAGAACACCGGGTCCGGCGATCCGCAAATGATGAAGAACAAGCCATCTTCGGACCAGAGACTGACACAGTACGATAGATTGGTCTTTATTGTGGGTATCAATCCATAATTCTACATTTTTTGCCCGGGCATGCGTCCCGCACAATGAGTGTCCGATCATTGCATTTGACAAGCACTGTGTGGTTACGCCTCTTCGCTTTGTCGCCGCGCACCTTACCATTGTTCTTCTATAGAATAGTTCTTGAAAGTGGAAATGTGCGGACAAAATGGATCTACAGATTAGCAGACTAATATGACCACACAATCAGATCAAAATGTCCGTCAACGCCACTATCAATGCCTCCAACCTCGACATCAGCAAGGTCACCTTCGGCGACATCCGCATCAGCAAGAACAACGGGTCCAAGAGTATCCCGATCAAGTACAATGGGCAGAATTTCCAGATGCGTGTTCCCAAGCTCCAGTATCCCATGGGCGTGTCCATCAAGGAGACTGAGAATGGCGTCAATTACACGATGCTCGCCAGTCTGCGCGGATGCGACTCGTACGCCAAGGAGCGTGCGGGTGCGGATGCCGGCGAGATTGGCCAGATGTACAATTTCCTCAAGGATCTTGAGGAGAAGGTGATCAAGACGGCTGTGGAGCGCAGTACGTCGTGGTTTGGTCGTGCTCGCAAGGAGGATGTCCTCCGTGACAGCATGAAGTCGCTCGTCAGTCCTAGTGTTGAGAAGCAGGGTGCCGAGTGGGTGCCGAATGGCAAGTATCCGCCTAGCTTCCGCATGAAGGTGCCTGTCTATCCGAATGACAAGGGCACGCTCACGGTGAGCATGGATGCGGTGGACATGGCGAACCGCCCGATCAAGCTCACGCCCGAGAATCTCTCGGATGTGTTCCCGAAGCGCATGGAGGCACGGTTCATTGTGAGCCCGAGCATCTATGTGTCCGGCCAGGGATTTGGTGTGACATGGCGTATCTCCTACGCACAGGTGTCCGCTCAGCAGCGTGTTACGGCTGCGCAGATGTTTGATGCTGAGGAGGAGTCGGATGAGCCTGTTCCGGCTGCGTCGGCTGAGATCCCGACGGCGATGACGGAGGAGGATCAGGATCATGACGAGGAGGAGCAGGAGGCGCCTGCACCGGCTCCGGCTCCGGTTGCGCAGACACCGGCGAAGCAGGCACGTCGTCGGATTGCACAGCCTTCGGCGATCTAAAGCCGAGAAGGTCCCAGACACGTGAACCACTAGGGGGTTCGCAAACATACAAATCATCATCAATAAATATTATTTTTGCTTTGGATGGGAAGTCTAAAGGAGCCTGTCCGTCTCCACACTGCAGTACGGTCAATGACTTTAGTCCGCACGCTGAACAACTATGCACGATGGGCGGGTTCAAGACATCGCGGAAGGTCAGAATGCGAGTAGGTCCGCCCAGACATGCGTTCAGAATTTGGCGAGGCGTCGTCCAGTCCCTTGCCAGAAAGAACTCAACTGTTGTGCGCGGCAACACAGACCACAGACTGTCTCCAGTCACCCATTCCTCCTGCAAAAGCATGGCGAATGGGTTCTCATTGAACCATAAAATCCGAAAGTTGGCATGGTCCGACAGTGAGTGCTCTATAAGTCCTGTGCGTTCCAACTCTTCCGTGTAAAGCCAGTAAACATTGGCATGCGTATATTGTGTATCACGAGATCCCCGGTAGACATCGCGGTCATCCATGGTCCACAAATCAGAGACAACGTCCACATCGTGTTCTACTACATCCCGAGAGAGATCCGTGTAGAGGACAGACGGATCCAATACCGACTGCATTACTCAAAGGAGACAACAACCTTAACATCGTGGTGACGCACGGCCTTTGTTGCCGACCGACTAAGCTCATGCCTCTTGCGCCGGGTCCCGTCGGCCGCCGTCTTGGGCTGAATGGTCGTAGAACACTGATCCATGTCGGCGTGAATTGCATCGTAATTGTCCTCCAGGTACTTGAGCACCTCATCCTGAATTGCCCACTCAAAGAAGTTGAGCTGTCCAACCGTCGTATCCAGACCCATGAACTGAATGCGCTTCCAACGGCAGAATGGGTCAAACATCTTTTTGCTATAGGCCTTCAGGTGAGACTTGTAGGCAAGATACACAATGACATGACGGCCACTCACGAGGTACGCGACATTGTGCTTCTTTGCGTAATTGGTCACAAGCCAGTCCAGAAGACGAAGGCTAACCTTGGATTCGCCCGACAGAATGCACTGCACCTTCTTGAACTTGTCCTCGTCAGAATAGAACTTCTCTAGGCGGTGAAGAACCCAATGATCACGATTTTGGATGGTCTCCATTATGTTCTTACTGCGGTATTGTCGCTTAAAGTGGTTCTATGCGGTAAATATAAATGGAGCCCGTTCCAGTCGGTATTTCCGTGTCAACCGGCCAGGTTATTGAGCGCATTCGCAGTGAAGGCGGCATCCTGGAAGCCACGACGCCGGGGGTTTTTATGGTGCCCGATGGCGACAAGGAATACGCCACTTTTTTGGAGATGCTTCGTGATCAGCCCAAGATGGAGGATCCGGTCTTTGCCGAGGGCGAGGTAGCGTGGACGGTTGAGGAGGCCGGGTTCCCCCTTGACAAGATAGAGGAGTATGACACGGAGTTCAAGAAGATGTACGATGAGATGTTCTCTCGGTCTTCGGAGATGGGCGTGATGGGCGCGGGCGACTTTGAGGCAAGACTGCGAGAGCTCAAAAACGAACTTTCGGACAGTAAGATAGAGACCTCTAATGGAGGAGGCATTGGCGTCGTATCTACTGGAGAACAGGCCATACACTCACCTCAACGCCCGTCTACGCCACTTTACTTTGATGTGCAAATCCCTGTCGCCGGGCCTCTCGTACCGCTTTCTGCGGAGGGAGGTGATGCGAGTGACTCAAAAGTTAATGACGAGTGAAGTGGGTCGCATGTGGATGCGTGACCGGGCATTTGAGCGTACGGTGCGTCTGTATGGAAAGCAAGATCAGCGAACGGATGCTTGGCATGCTCAGCGAGGGACCATGATCACGGCCTCTGAGGTGTCAAAGGTGTGGACATCGCCCGCATCTCGTCTTGAGCTGTTGGAGAAGAAGCTGGAACCGCCTACCCGAAGCGACAGCAATCCCTTCAATGCCATTCCGGCTCTAGTTTGGGGAACCCGATTTGAGCCCGTGGCAAAGAAGATCTACGAGGACACGACGGGGTGTGATATTTTGGATGTTGGGTGTTGCCAGCATCCCGTTCATACGTTCCTGGGTGCCTCTCCGGATGGCCTGATTGTGCCTCGGTATGCCGATGCGGACCCTATGCGGTATGGACGTCTGGTGGAGTTCAAGTGCCCGATGAGCCGTACGCGCAAGGATGAGATCCCAAGTTATTACGTGCACCAGATGCAGATGCAAATGGAGTGCACGGGGATTGATGAGTGTGAGTATGTGGAGTTTCGGTTCAAGCAACTGAACTTTACCCAGTGGGATGAGGCCACCGACACCAAGGGGGTCTTTGCAGTGGATCCTGCTGGCAAGGTGGATTACAAGCCGGAGACGACTGAGCTTCACCAGTGGCAGAGTACGCACACCGAGGACCATCAGTATATCTATTGGGTGCTGACCGATATCAAGAAAGACTTTGTTCCAAAGGACCCGAACTGGCTCTCCGATCACCTGCCGGATCTGCGGGCATTCTGGGATGATGTTGAGCGGCACCGTGCGAATGGAACCAAGCCCGAGCCTCTGCCCTCAAAGGTCCCGACCCTAGACCTTTGATGACCACCAATACTTGACCCATGTCCAGCAAGACACCCGAGGCGCAGAAAACTTACGGGTCCATTCGTCAATTGTATACTGATTTCCCATTGAGAGATTGCAGCGAGAGCAAATGGGGATCAGATTTTTTACGTCTGTCTTTCCGCCCTTGCTTTCGGGAACATTGTGCCCGCATTGAAAATCAAACACGTTCATGGTATTCGTACACCACGAGACCTTGCACTTTGTTTGGAACTTGGGTCCAACACAAACTAACCATACTTGCTCGCGGAGGGCTTTTGGGATCTTTGTTTTAGATGTCATTGGTTCTTCTCACATACGGCTCTTAAACTGATTTACCTGCCAGGGTGTGTCTGCGCCAAGTGCCTCACCCACGCCATTGTCCTGGACGAAGTGGTTGGTGCGCTGGGCATACGACGAATCCTCCAGAGACATTGCGCGTTGCTGTTGGCTACGATCAATAAACCTGGACTCGGGACTGCCGCCGTAGAACCCCTCCATGCCAATCAGCTTGAGGGCATACGCTAAAACGGCAACTGCGATAAAGAACCAGACCCACTGCTTCATTGTTCAAAGTCCCGAAAAAAACGAATGTCGTAGTTTGTAAGAGAGCAGATATCACAATGGAGGACAAGGCACTTGATACTCTTCGCATCATGCTCGGGCGCCGCAAGCTTGAGACCACCACCGAGCGACTCACAAGCGATTCCAAGAAGATGGAGAAGATGACGCTCTATACGATTGGTGCCGTTCTCGTTTGTTTCAGCCAAAAGGAGAAGATCCTCTCCACTGACATTACGAACGTCCTGACCTTTGCCGATGAGAACACACATACGAATGGAATTGTTATTGTGGCCATGAGCCCGCCGTCCGAGAATGTGCTTCGGGTGGCAAAGTCTCATTCAAAGAAGCGTCTTGCCCTCTTCCACATTTGGCAGCTGCAGTTTGATATTACGACCCACCGGATGGCCATGCCGCACCGTGTTCTTACCGAGGCTGAGCGCACGACTGTCTTGGAGACCTTTAAGATTTCGGATCCGGAGAACCAGCTGCCGTGGATTGATTCGCAGGATACGATGATCAAGTGGATTGGAGCTATTCCGGGTGATGTCATTGAGGTGACTCGCCACTCGGACACGGCGGGGCGGAGTTTCTACTACAGATACTGTGTTGAGGATGTAAATGTCGCTCAGTAATAATGGAGGATCTAGAGACGTCGTACGAAGCAAAACTCGCAACGTATAACTCGCTGAAAAGCGCGAATGATCCCGCGAAGCTTCCTCAGATTCAAAAGCTAAACGGCGAACTTGCCGCCCTTTTGCATTCAATGGCCGAGATCTTGGCCAAGACAAAGAGCAATGCCGCGAACATTACCGCTTACCGAGATTCTCTGCTTCAGCAGCTCGTGAGCATTCAAAATGACGCGTCGATCATGAGGGAACAGCGGGATCAATACAATACACTTCGCATGCTTCAGACACAGGATGATGCAGTGTTCCGGTCAACCTTTTTCTGGTATGCGCTTGCTCTGGGATTTGCCGCTCTCTTCTTTTTTGTTATGCTAATGCGTAGTGGAGCCTACAAAGTCCCAACAATGCCCACGGCAATGAGCAGTCCAAACACAATGGCCGCCTTCACGTAGAGAGCCGTCTCATCGGCAACGGCAACCGTGTGAGAATGAAGCTGCTGCTCTTGCGCAAGGGTATTTTGAAGGGCCGGCCCTTGCTTCTGAATATCTTCAGACTGCGCCTGAAGATGTGAAATGTCTCCCGTGGTGTTTTGGTACGAGGAAATGAAGTTCTGAATGTAGGATGTATTCGCGGCTGCCACAGCCGACGCATCCGAAACGGCCTTGTTGATCGCGGTCATGGCATTCTCATATGCAGTCTTGTAAGACGCATTGCCCGTCACTGTATAGGCTGCGTAGTTTGATCTGTATGCAGCGACAGCAGCATGAAGCTCAGGCGGAATTGCAGTTTGTATGGGCTGGATCGGAGGCGGCGCACCAGGTCCGGCCGTGGCTTCGTGATCTTTCTTCTTTGTATTTCCCGTTCCGCTCATTATATTCCCTCTTCTAAAACAAAATGCCCACGTCTCCCTTTGGACAGGTAAACCCTCCGGTTCGTCGTGCAATGGTTGGCGATGCGTCTGAATTCACCCGCTTTGTCCGTATGTCTAGCACCATTGCCCCGTATGCAAGCCAAAATCAGGGAGCAAGCCCTAATCTCCTCGGATGGCGCAACATGCAAGCGAGCCGCGACGTTCGTGTGATCATGCCGATCCTGGGTGCTTTCAAGAGTTTTGTTCCTAATCGTTAAACAATGACAGACAGCTACGAAAGCATCCGGTCCCAGTATGCAGGCTATGCGGTAGAGTCGGATGTAAGCACCAAACTAAAGGAGGTGGCCAACAGTCTCAAGGAGCGCCACGTGCAGCCCGCTCCAATCGCAGAGCTGAAAAAGACAATTCTTCATCCACGCAGCATGGATGTTATTCAGACAGTTCTCTTTACGATCCTCTTGGCCCTTGTTGAGTTTATGGTCATTCCATCGCAGTATGCGTCCTACATTGTCTTTCTGACGCTTTGTGTTGGGGCGTCAGTGGGAATCTATCTATCTAGTAGATAATGGGAGGAACTCCGTCGTGTCCTATTGAATTTGACTTTACTCCATCCGGAACCTCATGCATGGTTCGGTGTCCGGAGTCACATGGGTACTACCTGACATCATCCGGTCAGGTTCTTTCCTGCACATACACGGCTGACCCAAAGATAACCTTCGTGCTTACCACAGCTCCGGTGTACATGGCCGGCGGTCAATCCACCCCAACGCAACCTGCTCTTCAGTCAAACATTGGTTATAAGGCCCTTCCAACTGCCCAGCAGCAGGCATATCAAAAGGCGATTGATGATTTCAATTCAAAGAAGGCCGTTGCCGATGCGGGGATTTCCAAGGATGTCCAGATCTCAACGGCATTTGCTGCGCTCCAGGCGGCCGAGAATGCTCGCGGTACTCCGGCAGGAGAGACGGCATATGAAAATGCCCGCGTTGCCTATTACACTCTGACGCAGGGTGATGCTTGGGTTGAAACGGAGAAGCAGCGTATTGCCAATACGGAAGCCCAGCCGGTCATTGATGGTCTTGTTTCACAATACACAAATCTACAGGCAAAGCGGGCCGAACAGGCCTCTACAATTCAGGTCATTAACGGACTCAGAGATAAGGTATTGACGGTCAAGGATGATCTGGCGTTCTCGGTTAGAACCTTTCAGAAGCAGGTAGACAATATCAAGAACCAAATCAACATTGATAAGAAAAATCAAGCGGAAGCGGCTCAGGCGACGTCTTCATGGGTGAATACAGTTCTGAATTGGATGATCGCGATTGCGACCCTTCTTTGCATCATCCTTCTCATTCGTCGGTTTACTCGGTCAGAGGTCCCCATAAGACCGCCTAGAGAGGACCCGTTTGCTGGATTTTTCAAGGCACTGGCCGCACCGGCGGCTCCACGCGTATAACCCGGTCAGATCAACTAAGACAACAACACAATGGAAGTGAGTGATTCCCGCAGTGTAGCTGACTTTCAAAAAACAACATTCTGCGGACATCCCCGTTCGCACGTCGTGAGGGTTCTCCTTCAAAACGTGCAGCTTGGTCATGCAGATTACGCATGCTACTGGTCGCTTGAACTTCTTTGCTCTGGACTTGTTCATAGCTTATGGGCAACTCTCTTTGATGCTGCCGCCCTTCACATCAACCGCGCAAACCCCAATGTGTTTCTTTATCTGGCCTCGGCTTATGAACGGTATGCGCCGATTGAGAGCACATTTACAGTTGGGACCATGACGTCTATTCGCAACAATATTGATGTCCGTACGTTGATCTGCGAAGTGGCGGCGACCCTCGCCGGATGCCGAAAGAACAAATTGCCGCCTCTTCCTACAATCAAGCCACTGCATGATTTTGACCCTCAGACCATTCAGGAACATCTCAAGGCTCCGTCCCAGTTGTTCGCTAGGCTCTCGCTTCGTCCCGCGGATCCTCTCCCGGTGGCCGTTCCTCTCAATGAGTTCATCTACTGCCTGCGGTCTGATGTCCGAGATGCCACTCGCGCACTGTACTGGATGGCATGGGTTTTTGCATACTGTCGCGAGCACAAGAAGCAGGCCAAGCAGGCCCTCATCTTTGCCAATCGCTTTGACGAGTTCGTGTCCGAGCCCCACGGAGCTCACCCTGTCTGGATGTTCTGGGACGCCATTCGCAAGCAGACCCAAGCAACCGCTCGGCCGGTGATTGATGTCTTGTACAAAATGTACTGCCTGAGATGGAGCCCGACCGATGCAAAGACCAAACAGCATCTCCTCATTGCCGCGGTCCTGATTGTCTGTGAAGGAACGACATTCGACGCTACGGTTGTTTCCGGCAATACGCTGGCTGTCTCCAATGTTCTGCAGGGGATGCCAGGCTGGATTGATGCGATTGTCCGGATGCAGAAGAGCTTTGCGTAGCCAAAATGGAACCAATTTTTCGCAGGTCACAAATAGTATCTATGCTCAAAATGCTGCCCTACATCCCTGAAATCTCTGCCTCAAAGGTCGCGGGTCTCATCGGTCTCCATGGCTTCCAGCCCCCGCACGAGGTCATGTATGACCTCATGTCCAAGCACCTTCCCACAAAGTATCGCATGGCCGATATTGAGACACGCGAGCGTCGCACGTCTACGAGCAAGCTGAAGCGCATTGTTCTGGCGAGTGCGGCTGTCCAAGATATCGTGGGTGCTGGCGTTCGTGCGTGTGTTGGAAAGACGGATATTCAGGATACGCTGGCCGATGTGGAGACGCGGGCTCGGATGGTCGTGGCACTCCGGCACTCTGAGCTGGCCAAGGATGTTCAGGATATGCTTGTGGGCGAGGTGCGGGGCGCAGTTCAGCGCCAGCGCGGCACCAACAATGAGGCGGCTATCCTGGATACCTACGAGAAGGAGAAGGAGGTGGTTGTCACGGAACGAAATACAAAGACCTTCCGCAAGGACTGTGGAACCTTCAAGCTTGTGGGTCGCACGGATGGATATGTCAAGGAGCACAATCGTATTGTGGATTCCAAGGCCCGCACTCGTACGTGGGCTAGCGTCCCGGTGTATGACGAGATCCAGCTTCGGGTGTATATGAACTTGTCCGGTGCTTCGGAGTCTGAGCTGGTGGAGTCCTTTCCCGATGGCCGCACGCGCACGACCAAGTATACGAATGATCCTGAGAAGTGGGAGATTATCTACACTGGGATTGCCGGCGCAGTGAAGGATATGAATGACATGATTGCCGACGAGACCAAGCTGACGGCTCTGGTTTTCGCAAACACCGTGCCGGTATAATAATGAAGATTACGATCCAAACAAAGGTCCCTCTGCCCTACTCTGCGCAAAAGGGCACAACGTACGAAACCCGATATTTGTATACCGGCTTTGGTAAGTATAATGAATATGAAAAGACGCTAGAGGTCATCCAGGTCAACCCCGATGGAACCTATGCTTTTTTCAGTCGGCCGCACGAAGCCGAGGTGTTTTCGCGGGTCTATCACGTGGAGACGGTGCTTCTTACCTTATACTCGGCCTCCCCTCGGGTCTGGAAGGAGGAGGTTGGGGATGCAGTGTTCTTTTTTCAGGAGATCGTGCAGGACGGCGCGCAGCCGAGCTTCTGAGCCTGCTCCTTGACGGCATCCTTGACCTCCGCCGCCGAGATGACGCCATCACCATCCTTGTCCAGCTTGGCCAGGGGCGACTTCTTCAGATCATCCAGAAGCTCCTTGATGGCGGCCTTGAGAACATCCTTGACGATCTTCTCCACATCAGCCTTCAGCGCATCTGGGACAGCCGACGCCACCACGGCGGCAACGGCTGTCTCTGCCTTGACGACCACTTCCGGCTCCTGGACGACGGCCTTCACCTCCTCTGTAGTAACTGTCTGCGTGGTGTCGGACATTGCGGTTTGTTCTATGACTAGAAAAGGTCTTGAATATGTAAATGGACGTCTGGAGCATTCTGTCTGTAGGAACCTCTACTCTGCTGATGGTCGCACTCATTCACATTGCCGTATTCTACGTTGTCAAGACGATGTATCCCCCTGCTCGCGCGCCTGCGCCTGTGGCTGCACCCGCACCGACGGTAAGGTTTGAGGAGCCGCCTGCGCCCCCGATCCAGCCGGAGGTTCCCCTGGTGACAACGAAGCTGCCTCCTCCCGTGGATACACGTGATCCGGGTCCGGCTCGCACGTCTCAGCCCGCTTTCAGCGAAGCGCCCAAGGAGAAGGAAATAGCCTTGACTACGAATGTTCCAACGTATGAAAGCCTCCTATCGGCTGTCTCCTCTGGCAAGGAAGGGGTCCCCAATCTCGGACCCATGTCAGGTGCCTCAGTATAGTGGAACACCTGGATGGATTTACCTGACACATGATTCTAATGGCAATGCCCACGCATACTTTACTAATGCAAAGGGAGAACGCCCGGAGACTTTGGCCCTGGTCATGGATGAGAGACTCTGTTGTGATACCATTTTTCGAGTCGTTCGACTGGCGCCCAAGATGTATGTCGTATATGATGTCCTGGTCTTGAATGGAACTCGTATTCATGATATGCTGACTTTTGCCGATCGCCAGGCCAAAATTGCCGAATTGTTGGATCTGTTTCATTTTCCGGACCTTGTTGCCTTGGTGCCAATTGCCAATGCGCCGGTAGGCACTCACATTCGTGGGTATGAACAATATGACAGTGTTCCAGGAACAATTGGCGTTTATCTTCCAAGTGTAGAGTAAATGGTGTGTTCAGCAATTGGTGGCACGCGCCGCCGTCGTCATCGTAAGATGCGTGGTGGAAATGGGTATGGCGTAGGCGCCCCGATTTCCGTTGGGTCTCTGGAGTATGTCCCGAATGATACATCTGCGGCTGGTGGTGCTGCCTACAAGCCGATGGGCGGCCGTCGCCGCCGCTCTCGCAAGCACAAGAGCCGTCGCCGTCGCACGATGCGGGGTGGCGGGTCGGTTGCGGGGGTTGGGTATTCGTTCACAGGAAACGGGGTGAGCGGCCTCGCCAATCACTCGGCCTACCCGTCCAATCTGCCCCCGGGCGGTGCCTTTGCCATTCCTGAGGGAACCCGCTAGGACGTCCGGCAAACAGCATCGGCGTATACATAGGGCATATACTTTGGGTCGTTCGTCACAATAAACGGCCCGCCAACAGACTTGCAATACAGCAGCATCGCCTGAACCTCAAACCGAAGCTGCGTATACTCGATATAGTCTTTCCATGCTTGGTATGCTTTCATACCGTTCATGGCAACTGTGAGTGGATCAGCAATCCGCATAAAGATGAAAAAGATGAGTATGATCGGCATGAGAATCATGTCGCTGATCATTTGGGCAGTTTGCATCCACGAGTCAGGAGCACACTTTGCTTGAAGTTGAATGTATCGTTCAGCAGTCTTGAACGGCTCGAGGGGTAACGGTATTCTTGTTGTCATTTGTAGCAACGATCCTTACTCCCGACGCCGGAAACTTTACCTCCTCCAATGTCCGAGCATCCACATACATAATCTCCGTGTCGTAGTGGACCTGGATCATGTGAAGGATAAGGTCTAGGCGAATTGTATTGCCGACAGCCATATACTTCTGCATGGCGTGTGTGAGGTCAACCTCAGTCTTCTTGTCTCCGATCCAAATCCAGGGAACATGCGGCTCGTCAACAAAGGGATCAAATGTCTCGCGCGTGATCTCCTCTCCCTCATAGAAGAGCACACAGCGCTTACGTCCGGGCTTGACCCACTCCTCAATGTAAATCGTGTCCTCGGGAACACGATCCATCTCTGCGAGGTCGTCAATGTCAAAGTCATCCGACAGGACATGGTAATTGATTGCGTGATCCTTTGCAGGCGGGCCCAGCAGCCAGGCGATGAAGGCGTAGAGAGCATTGTACATACGAACGGCGAAGAAGAAAGCGGTGATCATTTTAGCTTATCTCGTTTGACGCTGCCGGAACAAGTTCCATTTTTTTGTCGGCAAGGAACCCCTCCTTCGTAACTTGACCAACGACAATCTCGTCAAAATTGGTCCCCATCGCAATCGCCGTGGCCAGCGAGGTGATGATAAACGGAGCCGCCACCAGGAACCAGGAGACACCGCCAAGACCGATGCCGCAGAACATATCCAGCACCAGGACCACTGCCAGACCCAGGACCAGCTTGATCAAGAATGTCGCCCACATTCCCAGGGAGGCATCAAACCCAAGCTGGATGGCCAGGAAAATCGCATAGAGCAGAGCAGGCGGGCACAGATCTTCAATAAAACGCATCTTCAGGTATTACAACTAATCAAGAAAAAGATGGACGACGTCAGCATGGTTCAGCACATGACAGGATGCACGCGGGAGGAAGCCAACCGTGCCCTGCTCATGCACGAGACAGTTGTGGATGCTATTGTTGCTCTTACGCCCGCAAACCCGGTTACGTCGGGCGCCAAATATATTCCTGCCAAGCCGACGATTGACACGGGAATGGACCTCGAGCAGGCTGCTCTGTGTGCGCGAGGACGCTGGCTGCAGGACAAGGTTAACGCTGTAGTCTCAGTCGCCCATTCGAAAACCCTATCCGACCCGTCGGTTGCACCAGCTTCTGTGCCACCTGCTGCGGCTGCTGTTGTTCCTGTTGCTGCTGAACCGTCTGGATCTTCACCGGATAGTCACGAACAAACTGCTCAACCAACCCCGCAATCCGAGCCCCCTCAGTAAACAGGTTCATTGACCGAATGTGCTCCTTGCTCTGCTCTGACCGAGCGACATAGGTAGGTTCGTCGTCCAAACTGACAATGGCCTCTGCCCACTCCTCGGTCTTTTCCCGGTCACAGGCAATCCCAGCAGGAACAATCCAAGACTGGACGCCTTCTGTACTTCCGCCCGGATACTTGGGCTTGGCTGCGGGCTTGGAGTAGATCACAGGAATGCCATTGTACATGGCCTCAACGGCAATGCGCCCAAAACTCTCATAGTAACTCGGCATCACAAGAATCCGAGTTCGTTTGAGAATGTTGCGAATGTCGTCATCAAACGGAATCCACTCAATATTGTCTGGAGCCGGGGGAAGCGTAAGTTCCCCATAATACGGAATGACACCCAGAAACTTACGGTCCGGCATGTGGCGAGCCAAAGCAATGAACTGGGCCACACCCTTGTTTTGATTGGCATTGACGAGAGTAATGCAGTCTCCCTGAAACTCTTCGTCAATCCTGATCTTGTTCTCGTGCATCAGGGGCCGAACAATCGCCGTGCGGACAACATTCGGAGGCCAGGGATCTACATTTTTCCTGTAGTTGGGCTCCATGATAGAATTGATGAACATCATCATCTCAACCCACTGGATCTTGCGACCCGGATTGTTCCGAATAATGGCCAGGTAGTTTCCGTCGTAGTGGCATGTGGCCAGAATTGGCCGATTGTAGCCGCGGGCATTCAGTTTGCGAACCTCCGGCAGAGCTGGAGCGTGGGGGCAAATCCATCCTTGACTGACATCCAAGTACGCGCCCCCTGCCGAGAAGTGCATGTACTTAAATCCTCGATAGGTTCCGCCATTCACACCTACCTTTGGTACTTCAAGGGCCATAAAGACAACATCATGGCCTCTCTTTTCCAGTTCAATTGCAAGATCAATATCGTGGAGAAATGCACCGCACAAGTCGGGCATCCTCCCAGCAAAGAAGACAAGCTTCATTATTATGACACATCAACACGTTTTGTTTGAACCAGGCGCGTTGCGTCACCGCCGCGCGTCCAATCGTAGATCCAGTTGTTGGGATTCGAATACTCAGACTGCTTGATATCAATGAGCGGCTGGTAAAAGTTGGGGATCGTGCTGTCCATGACCGTCTTTGTCTGCTTGCGGTTCCGGATCATGGCCGAGTGAATGAGGTGCGACTCGTCATCCACCGCCGTCGGCTCGCCGCCACCGAGGTTGGGGGTCGTGGCAAACGGGCGGGCCCAGAGCTCATGTTTGCCCTTTTGGCGCCACGCACCGGGGATGCCCCACTTCAGCTCCGTATTGGCATCCACCGCGCAGCCACCTCCAGGCTGACCGAAGCCACCACGAGCAATGAAGCCGGGCTGATCCGCCATGGCCGACGCCGGGTTGAGCGTGTCCGAGCAAGCCGCCTCCATACCCGTTGTCTGGCGAGTGAGTGTAGAGGTATTGCCAACCTGCTTGGCCGCCATGTCATATTCATCCGAGCGGATGCGAGTCGGGGCGTTAAACCAGTCTATAGGATTTGTGGAGAACATCTCTTACCTTGTCGCACAGAAAAAATGGACAGAGAGACTTCAAGGTAAAGAACAACAGCCTGACATGATCCTTCAACCTGTTGATTGGCATGAGCACGATGTGAACGGAGCCTACGTAATTGATGTCTTCGGCCGCCTCGAGAACAAGCAGGTTGCCTGTGTGCGTCTGACTGGGTTCCGGCCATATTTCTTCACATCTGAAAAGCCGGATGTATTTGCAGTCTACGAGGCATCCAACAAGAAGTGGGTCCAGAAGTTTGGTCCTGACAAGGGCAAGGAGGTCTATGCCTTCAAGGTAAGCAAGAAGATCACGGAGAACCCGTATCCTGTCGTGACCCAGGTCAAGAAGTATGATACGATGAATGGCTTCAATGATATCAAGCACGCCAATGTGTGGAAGGTGGAGTTTGAGACACTGGCCTCCTTCAAGGCAGGCAAGTCAGTCATCAAGGGCGTTCAGTATGAGAGCAATCTGCCGCCTTTCCTTCGCTTCTTTCACGAGAAGCATCTGGGTCCGGCATCGCCTCTGAAGTTTGGCAAGGCGACAGAGATGGATATTCCTGAGGATGAGGAGGGAGAGCCCACGTATTATGTGGATGCCTTCTACACCTGCAACTACAAGGACGTGGAGACCTGCGAAGCAAACATTCCTCTGCTCGTAGCGTCTTATGATTTGGAGATGTGTCCGGCGGGCGACTCCAATCAGTTTCCCGTGGCCTCCAAGGATCCGATTATTCAGATTGGTGTCTCGTATCGCCGATCCACAGACATGATCACGCCGACAGCACGCGTAGTCTTTGTTCTCGGAGAGGTGGCGGACTCGGGGGACGCCACGGTTGAGTTCGTGTCCTGTGACACGGAAACGGACATGCTCCTTCAGTTTGCCGAGGAGATCCGCGCTCGTAATCCCGATATTCTGTGCGGCTACAACATCTTTGGTTTTGATGACGCATATATTGAGGGGCGTTTGAAGGTATTAGGTATTGAGCATGCATTTGAGCTGTCTCGTAAGAAGACGAGTGACTGGGGCGAGACCAAGTTCGCTACGCAAAAGACGGAGCTGGCGGCGGGGAAGTTTGACCTGAGATACTTTACTCTGCGCGGTCGGCTGGGGATTGATCTCTTGCTGAACATGCGCCGAGAGCACAATCTAGATAATTTCAAGCTGGACAATGTGGCCTTTACGTTTCTTCGTGACAAGGTGATCTCCTATGCTCACACATTCGTGACCACCAAGAGCACGCGTGGTCTGCGAGTGGGCAACTACGTCCGCTTTGAGTTGGTCGGCAACACGAACGATCCGGTCTATGATGGAGAGAAGTTTGAGGTCTGGGATGTCTCGTCCAAGGGATTTCGTATTCGCTGCGATCGGGAGCTCTTTACGGAATTCACCCCCGAGCAGATGAAGCACCTGGAGTGGTCGTTCTCTAAGGACGATGTGTCTCCGCAGGAGATGTTTGATCTTCATCGGCGCGGTGGGCCTGAGGGACGAGCCCGCGTGGCTCGGTACTGTATTCAGGATTGCGACCTGGTGGCCACGCTGATGGGCAAGCTGGATACGATTGTCAATGCACGCGGAATGGCGGATGTCTGCAAAGTCCCGATGCAGTTTGTGCTGACCCGGGGTCAGGGCATCAAGATCTTCTCGGCCGTGGTGTATTACGCCTCTCAGCGCGATCAGATCATTCGCACCATGGAGGTGGTGGAGGGCGAAGGTGTCGGCTATGAGGGTGCCATTGTCCTGCCACCCAAGATTGGAATGTACCTGGACCAGCCGGTCTCTGTTCTAGATTTCAACTCCCTGTATCCGACGAACATGATTGCCTACAATCTGTCTCCGGACACGTGGGTCTCCACGAAGATCATGGACACTGAGGGGTTCACGATGCAGCGGTGTGGCCTGAAGAAGGAAGAGATTGAGGCCCTGGAGCAAAAGGGCTATGTCTTTGAGGAGATTGAGTATGACAATAAGGAGGGCGATGAGGTCACTGGCAAGACCGTCTGTACCTTTGTCCAGCCGAATGACAATCCTATGACGCAAGGTGTTCTCCCCAAGACGCTAGAGATCCTGCTCAAGAAGCGCAAGGAATTCAAACAGAAGATGGAGGATCTACAGTATGATGAGGCTCAGAGATCTGTGTTTAACGGTCTTCAGCTTGCTTACAAGGTCGTTGCAAATTCCGTTTATGGACAGGCTGGGGCTCGGACCTCTCCCATCCGGAACGTCTACGTCGCCGCCTGTACCACAGCCGCTGGGCGCCGAGCTCTCCAGTTCGCCCGAAGCGTCGCCGAAAGCGAGTTCGGAGGAGACGTGGTCTACGGAGATACAGACTCCATCTTTGTCAAGTTTCCAACCAAGAGTGTTGCCGAATCCATCCGAATGGGCATTGAGTGCGGAGCGTCCATCTCAAGGCAAATGCGAAAGCCCTACAAGATCGCGTATGAGAAGACATTCTATCCGTTCATCCTCTTCTGTCGCAAGCGATACGTTGGAATGAAGTATGAAGAGGATCCGAACCCTGCCAAGGCGAAGCGAATGACCATGGGAGTGGTTCTGAAGCGGCGGGACAATGCGCCAATTGTCAAGGATGTCTTTGGAGGTGCGCTGGACATTCTTCTGCTGGAGCGAGACATTCACAAGTCCCAGGAGTTTGTCAAGGACATGCTGGTCCGAATTCTGGACAATAAGATTCCCATTGAAAAGTTCATTCTTAGCAAGTCTCTGCGCGATGACTATGTTACAACTGTCCCCGAAGATATCCGAAAGCACAAAAGCTCGGGGAAACACGACGAACTCAATGGTGCAAAGGCATCCTTTCATAGGGTCAAGGAGTATGCTCTGCAGTTCGGACTTACAATGCCCGACTCTTCACTTGCTCATAGAAAGCTAGCAGATCGCATGGAATCACGCGATCCGGGCACGGCGCCCAAGGTTGGTGATCGCGTGCAGTTCATCTATGTGGCCGAAAACAAGGACAAGGCCAAGCAGGGTGACCGAATTGAGCACGTGGATTATGTGCGAGCCCACAAGCTGAAGCCCGATGTCAACTTCTATGTTACAAATCAGATCCAGAACCCGGTGGCCCAGCTCTTTGCATTGTGCATTGAGCAGCTGGATGGATACAGACCGCCCACGAAGGAGAGTTACTCGGCAATGTATGCGCGATTTATGGAGAAGCTCAAGGACGAGGAGGAGGCTACGCTGGCTGTGCTGGAAAAGAAGGCGGATCAGTTGGAGACAATGATGTTCCTGGGATCACCCCTGCTGAGCAAGATGGTCAAGGCCGCAGTTCGGGGACCCATGGACGCCTTTGTCCGGAAATAGCTTTCGCACACTCTGCGAAACAATACCAATGGAGGACGACGAGCAGATCAACACATTGGATGTTCTTCACAGTATGTTTGAATCGGATCGGCAGTTCTATCAGACCCTTCGTTTTTTAACGTCGCATCGCGAGTCTCTTCTGGCCGCCCATCAGCGGAGCAACGCAATGGTCATGAGCATTCTGCGCATGCAGTCTATGCAGAGGAACCGAACGGTTCAGTATACTGCGACAATTCCTTTGACCTTCCCCGTTGGGTGGGACGATCCGGTTGTTGTTCGTCCGTCGGCGGCCCAGCTTGCGACGGCAACAGAGACGGTTACGGTTCCGGAGGCAGCGTCTAACAATTGCGCCATTTGCCAGGATGCACTTGCTCCGTCGCATACGCGTCTCACGCACTGCGGTCATTCTTTTCATACTGACTGCATCTCCGAGTGGTTCACTCAGAGCGTCCACTGCCCGATTTGCCGCCATGATGTCCGGACAGCAGGTCCTCCTGCACCCACAGCTTCTGCCCCAGGATACACGACACCTCCGGTGAGCAATCGGTTGGCCGCGTGGCTTGTGGGAGCGAATCCGATGAACCATACTGCAGAAACTGCAGGATCCGACGAACATCATGTTTGAATCGTTTGGCAAGTTCTGCAGCATCTTCTCCAGGAAATAACCCCTGAAGATCTGAGGGCTTTGGAGGGAAGCACCTGACCAGAGCAATCCGCTCTACAGACTTCATGATGCGGGGAACTTCATTGCAGGTCATGATCACCGGGACACGCCGATCGTTGCCCGTCATCCACTCGGACAGCTTCTTTTGCGCATGGGGATCCGATCCGTCCACTTCATCTAAAATTAGACACATGGCTTTATCATCTCCTCGGATGAGGGATGTCAAAGTACGTGTATGACGACACGAATTAATCAGCTGAGCCACATCTTCGTGGCTGCGCATGGACTGACTTGCATTTATCTCAAGCGGCTCCATCTGCGCCGAACGAGCAGCAGCCAGCGCCATGGTTGTTTTTCCTATGCCCGGCGGGCCATGAAGAAGAAGGACGTCTCTGTAGGGCTTCTTGGAAAGATACGCTGACAAACGCTCCTTCACCTCTGTGTGCCCCATGACCTGCGAGAGGAACTCGGGACGGCGGGTTTCACTCCACATACTCCTTCTTCGTCTTTCCAGAGAAAATGCTTACTGCTCTCAAACACAATGGAGGGTCCTAGACACGTGCTTAGGACACTGTTCCAAGACACGAGCTTCCCGCTGGTTGATCATCACCTTGCATCGTTCAACGCAATGTTGGATACGAGCATTCCGACCTTTGTCAAGGTCTCAAATCCCTACCAGCTTGAGCTCGTGGAGAAGGACAAGCCGACCCGCTACATTCGTGTCTATATCGGTGGAAAGGACGGCTCCAAGATCTCCTTTGAGGCTCCCGTGGATGAGCACGGTGCGCCGATTGTTCCCCATGCGTGCCGCCTAGACAACATCAGCTACGCTCTGAAATTCACAGCCGACGTGGTGTTTGAGTATGTCTTTGCCGATGGCCCGGTGGAGACAAAGACGTTTGAGAATATCGTCATTGGTGAGATCCCGCTGATGCTTCGTAGCAAGCCGTGCTACCTGACGGCCATGGACGGGTACCCGATCGGCGAGTGTCTCTACGAGCTGGGCGGCTATTTCATCATTGATGGCAAGGAGCGGGTTCTGCTGACCCAGGAGCTTCTTGGCAACAACATGATGTATTCGGGTATTCGCAACCGATCGGCAGCCTCGCTGAAGAATGTGGATGAGAAGACGCAGGGTGAAGCGGCGGAGGACAAGTTTGTCCAAACAGAGAAGTTTGGGGGGGAAAAGGAGACGTATGTCGGCATCAAGTCGGTTTCTGAAGATGCATCCAAGGGACCGTATTCGCATTACCTCGTGCTCGGGCCGCCGTCTGGGGTCATTGACGACCCGAAGCGATCAAATCCCGAGAAGCAGCTGAACCAGCGATCTCTGGTCATTACTCTGCCTGGGTTTCAGGATCCGGTCCCCGTGATGAGCGTCTTTGCGGCATTGGGCGTGACCACAGACCACGATATCTACGATCTCATTTTGGCCGGTGTGCCCGATCCCGACCGGATTGCCTACGACGACACCATTCGGCAAATCATTCTCAGCCACGTTCAATTTCTTGAGACGGCTGGATCCAACCTTGAGGTTCTTGAGCGCCTGACCAAGCGCAAGTATCGGTCCGAGGTCATTCAGAATATTTATGAGCTGATGTTTCCTCACATTGAAAAGTCTGACAATCCTGGTGTCCTGTTCCGTCGCAAGGCCTACCTTCTTGCTCAGATGGTCAAGATGGCAATTGACGTGTCCCTTGAACGCAAGCCTCCGTCCGATCGCGATAACCTTGAATACAAGCGGTTTGACACCTCGGGAAATCTGATGTTCCAAGAGTTCCGTCGTCTCTACCGCGAGACGGCCCAGGAGATGCTTCTCAAGCTGGACTCTCGTGTGCAGTATGAGCGCAAGACTTACGAGGGACGCAATTTGTCCAAGCTTGTGGAGCGGGAGACCGTGGGTACATATTGGAAGCGCTATCGACTGATGAATGGGTTCACAAAATCCTTCAAGGGTCAGTGGGGAGGCCGTGATGGCATTGCGCAGGAACTAAGTCGACTCTCCTATATTAGCTACCTGTCTCAGCTTCGTCGCACATCTCTGCAGATTGACCCATCCATGAACACTGCGCCTCCTCGTCGGCTGTATGCGTCGCAGTTCGGTCTCATGTGCCCCATTGATTCGCCGGACGGTTCGGGTGTCGGACACCTGAAGGCACTGACAATCCTGGCGCGTGTCTCCACTGCATTCCCTTCGCCTCTTGTTCGTGAGGCTCTTTTCAAGCTCGGGTTTGTTCGCAGAATTGAGGATATTCATCCCTCTACCTGGGATCCGACTTGGACCCGGGTCTATGTGAATTCTGACCTGGTTGGCCTCTGCGTCAAGGACACGGAGGAGCTCCATAGCAAGCTGGTGGCCCTCCGTCGTAGTGGCGAACTTCGGTTTGATGTCAGCCTTGCCTGGAACCGTCTGGAGAACATCTACACCATCACCTGCGATGCAGGTCGGCCGATCCGACCCGTGTATCGTGAAGGCGTGACCGAGGATCAGGTGATGGCGGCCAAGACGTGGGTTGATCTGATGAAGCTGATGGACTATGTAGATGCAGCAGAGTCGGGTGTCTCTCGGCTTTCGCTGGAACCCTTTCACCCCAAGCTGCAGTCGGAGATCCACATGTCCTTTTGTATTTCCCCAATGTCCAACTTGGTCCCCTTTCTGGACCACAATCCGGGAACGCGCAATAACTTTGCGACTGCTCAGCAGAAACAGGCGTGTGCGTGGTACCATACAAACTACAACAAGCGTTTTGACACCATTGCGTCCATCACAGTGAACCCGCAGAAGCCGCTCTCTCATACATGGATGTATCGGGAAATCATGGGTGCCGGTGGCTGCATGCCGTATGGCGAGAATGTGCTGGTGGCCTTTACGGTCTATGGCGGGCACAATCAGGAGGATTCGGTCATTATCAACAAGGCCGCACTCAAGCGGGGACTGTTCCGGACCCACTATTTCCACTCCTACGATATTCGCGAGTCTCTGTTGGATCCTTCAGTGAAGCCGCCCATTCGCACCATGATTGCCAATCCTGCAACAAATCCCAAGTTCATGGACTCGGTGAAGCGCAAGGAAGATGTATCCTACGAAATGCTGGATGCCGATGGAGTGATCAAGCTGAATTCAATTGTGGATGAAAAGACGGTGCTGGTAGGTATTGTCACGCCAATCACGGATTCCGAGGGACAAGAAAAGGGATGGCGTGATGCGTCGGAACTTCCCAAGCGGGGTCAGCATGGTCGGGTGGATGGCATTTATCGGTATTCCATGCCCGACGGCACCAATGGCGTCAAGATCCGCATTGTGGAGGAGCGGTCGCCGGTTCCGGGCGACAAGATGGCGTCCCGTCATTCGCAAAAGGGCACCGTCGGTCAGCTCATGGACGAGGAGAACATGCCCTTCACCGCCAAGGGTGTGCGCCCTGATCTGCTGTTTAATCCTCACGGATTGCCTACTCGCATGACCATCGGCCAGCTGCTGGAAGCCATGAGCAATAAACTCGGTCTTCAAATTGGCACGTTCATTGATGCAACGCCCTTTACGACATCTAAACGTGTGAGTGATCTGAGGACGGAAATGATTCTGCGGGGATTTGAGCCGCACGGTCACGAAACCTTGTATAATGGCGAGACCGGCGAAATGATGGAAGCGGATATTTTCATGGGACCCATTTATTACCAACGCCTCAAGCACATGGTAGAGGATAAGATCAATTACCGATCCACTGGTCCGAAGACGCTGTTGACCCACCAACCTCTGCATGGTCGTGCTCAGGGCGGCGGTTTGGCCATTGGAGAGATGGAGCGCGATGGAATGCTGGCCCACGGCATGTCCAAGTTCCTTCACGAAAGTTTTATGGATCGGTCCGATGGAGCTGAAATTCAGTTTGACAAGGAGACTGGGCGACTGGATACGAGCCCTGACAAGCTGGCCATGCCCTATGCAATGAGTTTGTTTGTGAAGGAAATGGAGTCGGCGCATGTGGAAATGAAGTTGCTGACCGCCGAGAAGCTGTAGATCGTCCAAAATGGATCTGCGCATAAAAAAAGGAAAAAGAGTAGGAAGCAATCTAAAATGTCTGTCTCATCTAACACCAACATGGAGTCCTGCCTTGAGTTCGCCCGCAAGATCGTCAGCAATGAGAAGGATGCCAAGGAGTATGCAGTGGCGCTGCAGACGTGCCGTGTCAGTCCGGCATACCATATCATTCTCAAGAGTGGAGACACTCTTCCAATCTCTAGCTACCCACTGATGGGGTGGGATAGCAAGGGGTGGACCACAGTCAAGGCCAGGATCCGCACGAAGCGGGTCAAGTGCAACGAGGAGTTGGATGAGGAGGCTGATCTCGCCAACTGGGATGATGTGGAGCATTATGGGCGCGCGACCTACGTCTCTGCTCCCGTCTTCGAGCACAATGGCTCGCTGTTTGATATCGGGTCGCGCTTCTGAAGCTTACACACATTCCACGCAAATCATACGGCGATGTAGTCTAGTGGTCAGGACAAGAGGCTTTGAACCTCTGAACCTCGGTTCGATCCCGAGCGTTGCCACGCACCGATATAGTCTAGTGGTTAGGATAGGGCTCTTTCACAGCCTTGACTCGGGTTCGATTCCCGGTATCGGTATTTTTTGCGCTATTAGCTCAGTGGATAGAGCGTGGGGCTTCTAACCCCAAGGCCGTGGGTTCAATCCCCACATGGCGTATTTTCGCGACACTAGCTCAGTCGGTAGAGCACGGCTCTTATGAAGCCGTAGTCGCGGGTTCAATTCCCGCGTGTCGCATTCAACCGCATTAGCTCAGCTGGTAGAGCATGGAGCTTTTAACTCCAGAGTCGCGGGTTCAATCCCCGCATGCGGTATCTCCTTTTTTAGATCGGTTCACTCGGACCGTCTAACAAAGGTTCCGTCTTCAAGACGAACATACTTCTTCTCAATGAACTCAAGAATCGCATTTGCTGAGCTTGACAGGCGGCGATCGCAACTAGAATACAACTTGTACTTTTCAGCGATTGTCATGACGCCGTCCTCCATGTACCAGGGAAGGTGACGCGCGGTAAAGTCTCCGGCAATGCGCACCGACATGTCCCGTCCACCATGATCGCGCAGTGCAAATGTCGTATCCACACCGGCATCATAAAGTTCATACGTTGGGTGGGGGATCCGCTTCTCCCAATAGGCCTGCTCGCACTCAAAGACCGACTTCTCTCCATATGGGAGCTCACAGTCATCGTGCTTCAATGCAAGACCGACAATCCAAGCCCCGGTGTAGTCCATGACTGAAACCATGTCGTCAATGAAGTTTGCCGGCATTGCTTGGTTGAGCTCAAGATCTGCATCCGTTAGAATGTATCGCCGAGGAAGGGTCCTGAAGACATCGGCATTGTAGAAATTGTTTAGCCACGGACCCTGATTGACAGTATTCCTCGCCACGCGAATTGGCGTTGCGTCAAGATATGCACGAGTATCCGGGTCAGTACTGGCATTGTCCATGATCAGAATGTTCTGAACGTAAGACGGGTTCTTTGCAGTGATCTGACGCACTGTATTCTCTACGTACTTGTGGTTGTTGAAGCAGATAATCACAATCGGGATCATTTTTATAGATCACGGACGAACCGCTTAAACTGGAGCGCGTTATACTTTTTACCCGCTTAAAGGTAAGGATGGTAGATAGGGTAGCGAGAATGTCTGACCATATGTACGTAATCAAGCGCAACGGCGATCGGGTTCCTGTCTCCTTCAATGAGGTCCTCACTCGGATTCAGCGTCTCGCAGAGGGACTTGCACATGTCAACCCTGATTTGGTCGCGCAGAAGGTCTGCAATCAGATTCAAGATGAGATCAAGACGTCCGACCTGGACGAGTTTGCGGCTGAGACGTGTGCCATGATGCAGGCGCGGTATCACCCGAACTATGGTAAGCTGGCGGCTCGTCTCGTGATTGACAATCATCAGAAGATGAATGCCAAGCCGCTGTCAGCCATTGTGGACCACCCGGTCTTCTCGGAGGAGTATCGCAGTGTCGTCAAGGCATATGGAGATGCGTACGAGGCGATGCTTTCCTGGGACCGTGACTTTATGTTTGATTATTTCGGCTTCAAGACCCTGCAGAAGGGCTATCTGCTTCCGGGTGAGCGGCCCCAGCACATGTGGCTGCGCGTGGCCGTCCAGCTTCACGGGGACAACTTTAAGAGTGTGAAGGAGACGTATGATGCCCTGTCGCAGGGGTATTTCATTCACGCCACTCCCACGCTGTTCAACTCGGGAACGAAGCACCCGCAGCTGTCGTCGTGTTTTCTGGTCCACATGCAGGATGACAGCATCAAGGGCATCTACGATACTCTGGGCGAGTGTGCGCAGATCTCCAAGTGGGCGGGTGGCATTGGTCTGTCCGTTCACAATATCCGGGCCCGCGACGCGGATATTCGCGGCACGAATGGCAAGAGCACAGGTCTCACGCCGATGCTCAAGGTCTTCAATGATACAGCCAAGTATGTCAATCAGGGTGGAAAGCGCAATGGATCCTTTGCCATCTATCTTGAGCCGTGGCATGCGGATATCGAGGAGTTTCTGCGTCTGAAGCTGAACACGGGCAATGACGATGAGCGTGCTCGTGATCTGTTCTATGGACTGTGGATCCCTGATCTGTTTATGCAGCGTGTGGAGCAGGATGGTGTGTGGTCGCTGTTCAGTCCCGATACGTGCCCTGGACTGGCCGATTGTTGGGGTGACAAGTTTGATGAGCTGTATTGCAGTTATGAGCGCAAGAACCTCGCGATGAGGGAGATCCCTGCTAAGAAATTGTGGCAGATGATAGTAGATGCCCAAATTCAGACTGGCGGTCCGTATTTGCTCTACAAGGACGCGTGTAACTCCAAGTCCAACCAGCAGAACCTCGGAACCATCAAGTCAAGCAACCTCTGTGTTGCGCCCGAGACAATGGTTCTCACAGACAACGGGCAGATTCCGATCAAGGATATCCACGAGCGCGGAAAGCCCGTCCGTGTCTGGAACGGAGATACATTCTCAGAAGTGACGGTGACTAAGACTGGTGTAGATCAAGAGTTACTTGATGTGGAGCTTAGCGACGGCCGTGTTCTCACATGCACGCCTTATCACAAGTTTCTTGTTTCGGAGGGATATGGCGACAAGCGCCCCATTGCAGATGCTCTCCGAATTGATGCGACTGATCTCAAGCCCGGTATGAAACTCAAGAAGTCCGGATTACCCACGATTACTCAATCTATTAACCCAGACTTTGAGTACGCGTACACACATGGGTTCTTTTGCGGGGATGGTACATATTCTAATGGTCGCCCTTCTCTGGCGCTGTATGGTGAGAAGAAGAATCTCGTACCACATCTATCCATTCGCACGATGACAGGCGTTGAAGATGCATCGGGCCGCTTGAATACACAGCTCCCTCTTGATCTCAAGCAGAAGTTCGCAGTTCCCGAAAATACGTCTATTCGTTGCCGCCTTGAATGGCTGGCTGGATATCTTGATGCCGACGGTTCAATTTGTCGCAACGGGACAAACGAGAGCATTCAGGTGGCGTCGGTTCATTACTCGTTTTTGAAAGACGTTCAGTCCATGCTGACAACGCTTGGCGTTCAGTCCAAGCTGTCTCAGTCGTTCCCGGAACGTAAGACGATGCTTCCCGACGGACATGGCGGATATGCGGAATTCGAATGCAAGGCTCTCTGGCGCCTTCTCGTGTCGTCAACCGGACTATATCATTTGTCAACACTCGGATTCAAGACGCACCGTCTCGCATGGACTGCTCGTAGCCCCCAGCGCAACGCCGAACAGTTTGTCACGATAGTACAAGTGATCTCGCGAGGTCGCCGCGATGACACGTATTGCTTCAATGAGCCAATCAACCACGCCGGGGTGTTCAACGGGATCCTCACCGGAAACTGTACCGAAATCATTGAATACACCTCCCCTGATGAGACAGCGGTCTGCAACCTCGGGTCTCTGGCTCTCCCCAAGTTCGTTGAGAGAAAGGGAGAGACGACCGTGTTTAACTTTGAGAAGCTTCGCAGCTACACTTCCATCCTCGCTCGGAACCTGGATATTGTCATTGACAAGACGTATTACCCGACCGAGAAGTGCAAGACCTCCAACCTCCGCCACCGTCCCATCGGAATCGGAATCCAGGGACTCGCAGATGTCTTTGCCATGCTCAGACTGCCCTGGACGTCCGACGGCGCCGCAAAGCTGAACCGCGAGATCTTTGAGAATATCTACTTTGCTGCGGCAACCGAGAGTATGCTGCGGTCATCCAAGGATGAGTGGCGCGGTCTTTCACTGAATGGAGACAATTCCTACTCAAGCTTCCCCGGTTCGCCAATGAGCAGTGGTAGGATGCAGTATCATCTGTGGGGAGAGACGCCGACCACCACCTATCTCAACTGGGGCGCGCTGAGCAAGATGTGTGCGGGTGGCATGCGGAACTCTCTGCTGATTGCGCCGATGCCGACGGCCTCCACTTCGCAGATCCTTGGGAATAATGAGTGCTTTGAGCCCTTTACGTCCAACCTGTATTCTCGTCGTGTGCTGTCGGGTGAGTTCATGGTGGTCAACAAGTATCTCGTGGAGGATTTGGTGAGCCGCGGGCTGTGGACGTCAGATGTGCGCACGTCCATCATTGCCAACAACGGGTCTATTCAGACCATGCTTGAGCTCCCCGCCGAGCTTCGTGAGCTCTACAAGACTGTGTGGGAGATCCCCATGAAGACGCTGATCAACATGGCTCGTGATCGCGCCCCCTTCATCTGCCAGTCGCAGTCCCTCAATTTGTTCCTCGCCGAGCCTACTCTGTCCAAGGTGTCGTCTATGCACTTTTATGCATGGAAGACAGGACTGAAGACCGGATGCTATTATCTGCGTACAAAGGCCGCCGCCAAGGCCCAGCAATTTACTGTTGAGCCTCCCGCCTGCGTTACTTGCTCGTCTTAATAAATTGTGTGTTGCTTAGAACAAACAAATGAGCAGCGCCCTTAAAATGTCTGGAGGTGGCCCGATGCTTTCCCCTGCCGCCGTGGGTGGCCGCCGCCGCGGCCGCCGCATGAGCAAGGCTACGCGCAAGATGCTGCGCATGATGAAGCTGAAGGGTGGTGCGGATCAGCCCGTTGTGACGGAGGCGCCGCCGGCCGCGCCGCCGGCTGAGGAGGAGGGTGGCCGTCGCCGCCGCCGTCACACCCGCCGTACGCGCCGCAGCCGCCGCGCGGGCCTGTTCGCTTAAACACTGGCGGCCCGCCTGACCTCGCGGAAGAGATAGCCGTGTTGAAATTCAGGGCTTAACACCGTTCTAGCAAATTCCATCGCATTTGCTGCAATTTCCTTCGCCTTATCATCATTCGCAATCAACCATTCAATTTTTTCCCTCAAGTCCGATAGATCATACTGAATCGGAACATAGTGAACCATTGGTTTCAGGTACTTACGAAACCACCAGTCGTTCTCAGGATGTGTTATCATTACTGGTACAGATCCTGATGCAAAGACCCATTGATGGGCGGAGGCAATACAGTTACCGTCAATAATAAGAATGTACTTGTGGGCGAGATGATCGCCTAGTGTTCGACTCTCGTCGTAGAACCGCGTGTCCTGCGGAAAGATCAATCTTCCCATGTGCGGAGGATCCATACACCGCTCGCGAGTCAGCTTGACGTCGGCATGGGGAAAGTCATAGAGCTCCCACACAGCTCGAGTTCTCGGAGTTGGTGCAAGCCCACCTGACAAGCATCCGCGCCAAAAGACAATCGGCTTCTTGGACTCCCACGAAGGAAGCGTGGCTCGAGATGAGACAACCTCGCACACACCTTGCGTAAAGGATTCGTCATCTAACGGCATCAAGACTGCACGAGGATCACTAAAGTCTCGCGTGCACAAGATCCCGACAATTGTGTTTGGCCCGGGAATGATTCGTTCAAAGTCTTCCCGGCTCTTGAGAGCAATTGTATTGTCGGGCCTTGATGAATACCCATCTGCCATGGTCAGAGCAAAGGTAGTGGATGGCTCAAGGCCTTGAAGGTATGTCTTCATTGCGCGAACGATAGCGCCATCTGCATGACAGCAAGAATATCCACCTGCCCACGCCCAACTATGATAATCTGTGTGACGGTCAAAAATAAACTCCTTGAGAGGCATTGTTGTCTAGATAGACTCGCCGATCTCTGTAACTAACGTAAAGAGCTCGTCAGAGAACCCGTAGTGGCATCCATTCGGCTCAGCCATCGGAGGCGCCTTCCGAGAGGAGGTATTCTTCTTGTGAATGAGACTCACAATGACATCCTGCGGAGACAGCTCGCGGCACTGCTGCTCACGGCCGCGAATGAAGCCACCACCCTCGGCAATCTGCTGATCGGGGAACCGCCCGGCCTCCCAAAATGCCCATGTAAAGCAGAGAGTTGCCTCTGACACCCGCTCGCACATCGGAAGCTTGGTCGGGGGCACATTCATGAAGGACTTCTTTTCGTGAATGTCATAGCACGGAATGACCGTGGAAAACAGGCACTCCTTCTTCGGCTCAGCTAGCATATGAGCGACGCGAGACAACAGGCTGTTGCTCGGATATACATCATCGTCGTCCATATTCACCAGAATGTCATGCGATGCATAGCTCGCGGCAAGATTCCGCTTGGCTCCAATGGTCATGGGCTCATCGGAAAGAACATAGACAACATTCTTCATATCTGACACTAGGTCCTTGATTTGATCCTTTCCATCATCCACGATAATCCACTCAATCTTATCTGCAGGATAGGTCTGCGCAATCAGTCCATACTTGACAAGCGGAATAAAGGCGCGGCGATCACGTGTAATGGTAATGACCGAAATATGCGGCAGCTCAGCCTCCTTGGGGAGCATGGACTCCAGTGAGTAGGTTCCCAGATTGGCGGTGATCCCCTTGATGGCGGCATCAATCAGCAGGAGAAAGTTCTGGTGGCGATGCTCGTAGCGATCGCGATTGGCGCGGCTCTCGGCTCGGCGCTGGTGATGGGTCATTCTAGTGTAGAAGGTCAGGGCATCCACGATGGATCCGACATCTACATCCTCAAGCGTACCCAGACACTCAGGGTGAGGAACCGACTTGGATCCCGAGACCCAGATTGCCCTTGTCGTCAACTCGCGAAACGGCTCAATCGGACTGAGAAGGAGAATGCTCTCGGCCGACATGACCTCATTGACTGCATGGCAAAACCCCTCGGCCGCTGACGTGCACATAACCAGACCACAGTCTGCTACAAGCTTGTCATACTCTGTCTCGGAGATGCGCTCGGAATGCACGACAAACTTATCGGCAATTGACTGGGGAATTGCCGGTACATGAATGGTATTGTAGACCAGATCCACAACCGGAAGCTGATCGTAGAGGATGGGATCGGTCTGCTTGATCCGCATATAGGCCTGAATGATCGGCTTGGGGTGGCGCCACATATTCTTGCCCACCGGGATCAGCGCGCGACTATAGTCCTTTGTTTCAGGAACGGTCTTGTCCACCGAGGTCCAGCTGATATACCGAACTGATCCCCAGTCCGCAAAGAGCTTCTCCGCCTCGCGCGTCTTGACCCAGATCTCATCCACCATGCGACCATAAGGCTTCCATGAAGCCTGCGTCCACTCGGGATTGGGGATCCACACATTCTTGGCCGCCGACTGGAACAGCGAGGGATTGATGGACTCAACGAAAAAATTAATGTCTGCCTCCTCGCACTGAGGATGAAAGTGAGGAACGTGACGAATAATCGTCCCCTTCCCCAAGGTGTGAAAAATCATTCCGTGAAGGATATGAATGTCCTGAGCCAGGCCCAGTGAATTGGTGTTGCCGATAATATTGACCCTCATTTGCTTAGTTAGAGAGTCCGCTTTGTAAACTTCTTTGATGAACGCCTCTTGCAAGTGCGGGCATGTCCATTGACCAGTCTCTTCCACGAGGGAACATCCTTGGGTGCCGCGTGTGTGAAATTCACGAGCCGATCCCGGAACCAAACTGGAGTGCCAATGGAAATATACTCTGCCGTGGGCACCGTGTCAAGGGTCGGGCGATAGATCTTGCTCAGCTCTACACAGGTTGCCAGCATCTCTGGAGATCCAAAGCAATAGGTCTTGTCCGTTGGATCCATTCGGTATGCGCGATCGTCCAGCTCCCATGTTGTCCCAGTCCACGCAAAGGAGTCAATGGGCCGAAAGAGATCAAGGGTCGTGTCCCACACAAACCACCGATCCTTTTGAAGAAAGATACGATCCTGATAGCGAACCAGCATTACTTACTCAGAAGAAGCTCTTCAGCTCTCCGGTACGCGTGCCATAGATGTTTGTCATGACAGGGCGCTCAATGGGAGCAGGGAAATCCTCAATGTCCTTGCGGTAATACTTGTAGGCCTCAATCTCAACCAGAATGTTGTTGGAGCACCAGCCGATCACACGGTTGTTCAGGAGGGTCAGCTCCTCCGAGACGCGAAGGGGGTCGTTCTGCGCATACTGCAGGTAGTAGGAGCGCATGACCGTCTTCAGATCGGCATCGTTCTGGCGTCCAATGATGTAGCGCTTGGCACCGCTCATCATGAGAACAGCGCTGGCAATCTCCTGCTGGAGATTTTCCACATTTGCCTCGCTGAAGTAGATGGTGTTGAGAGGCGTCGCTTCATGACGGTACTGCATCTGCTCGGCCACACGAGACGGGACCACATACGGCTCCTGCGACGTGAGGGTAAACGGCGGCAGAGTAGACTTTTCCTCGCTGGCCGCAGCCGGAAGACGACCCGTGTGCTTGGGCGCATTCGCAATGGCCGTTTGGGTGTAAAAGTCAGACAGGGAAGTTGCGTATGTGCCAACAAGGGGAGAAGTCATTGCTTTGTTACAAGACAATCTTTCCTCCGATGGCACCCGTGTCTGGCTGAAGAATGTCCAGCTCAAGCGTATAGACCGGCTGAAGCGACGCATTCATGAATTCAAGGTTAGAGCCTACCAGCGAGTTCGGCTCCAGGATGGTATAGGTTGCATTGGAGGCACCCGTTCCGTATCCGTCAATTGACTTGGGGTAGAGTGGTGTCACCGAACCTTGATCGCCAACAGCAAAGAAGTTTGGAATGGTAAATCCGTTGTAGGATGACACATACGGTGTCGTATGGGGTTGGGCTGGAGACGCCGATGCTCTTGGCACATAAAGACCATCGGGATTGGGAACATAGTCCAACAGGGCCAGAACTGTAAATGTTCCGGTCAGCAAGGCCTGAACGAACTTTTGCTTGTCTGTGTTTTGTACAGCAAGATACGATGACTTCATCATGTTGGAGATGGTCTGTGGATAAAAGACAACGCGATCACCGACACGCATCTCGTTACCACTGAAGTACTGCCTGTTCGGTGTGAAGCAGTTGATGTAGAGTCCATTTGAGTCCGTCTGCATGAGAGAAATTGTCAGGGTGTCATTGTGAATGAATATATTGCCAATTGGATCGGTTACGCTTATCTGCAGTCGCTGAAGATTGGTAATCGGACTTTGCAGGCGAAGTGCCTCCTCGCCCCACGGCTCATAATCAAACTGCTGAACGCCCAGTCCGTTGGATGTGAAGGTTTGCTGTTGACGCTGCTTCTGCGTCATGACGGAGAAGGATCTGCGCGTCGGCTCATTGCCTCCGACATACTGCCCGAAATACTCATTGAGGTAGAGCATCAGATAGGGATAGGTGGAGAAGGTGGAGAAGGTTGTGTTTGCCAGTGTAGCCTGAATGTTTGACGAAATTGTTGTCAGAGTGCCATCAGGGTTCGGGACCAATGGAATGTCTGAGAACTGGCGCTGCGGCATGACGGCGCGCACAAGGCGAATGGCCGCCACATTGCAAGGTGTAAAGACACTGCCAAACCCGGAGCCCGATGCAGCAATAGTATACCCCGTGTCAAAAGCAATAAAGTTGCCGCTTGGCAGACTGGAGTTATAGGCTGGATACGAAACATTTGAGAGTGTCCAACCAGTAACGTTCGGAGCGCCGGGCAGAGGTGCTGTCAGCAACTGCTGCTGATCGGCAAAGGTTGGGATAAAGGGATTGTTCGTATACACCGGTGGGTTGCTTCCACCTCCACCCTGGTTGCCAAAGGTAAAGGACAAATTTGAAAATGGGTTTGGCTGCTTCACCCAATCTCTTTGCGAGGTGTCCATGACAACATATCGTTTGACAATCACCGTCTTGGGCGATGCCTGGACGATTGCGGCATCCGAGTGAGATCCTTCGGGCTGCCCGGTGTAATTGAAGGACGAGGCAGGCGGCGCATTTGAAAAAGGTTCTACAGATGTATACCCGCGCGTGGCCTGCATCTGAATACGGGGATCAAAGGAGTAGTTTGTTCGTGAGGACTTGTCTTGTTGAATGAGTAAGTCCAAGTAATTGCTCATACTCTTCTTATTATACCTGCTCTAAATCTGCGAGCCACATCTTCTCCGATGTGGTTGTCTTCAGACGAGCAATCTCAGCAAGAATATCCTCCATGTCCTTCTTGTGCTTGGCCGCCTTCTCCGAGGTAAAGGCCGACACGGGCAGGCGCATGATATACTCGTAGCTCCCCTCCACCTGCGCATACTTGTGCTCCTTCAGAATGTCATCGCACTCCTTCAGAGACTTCTTCTTGAGAACCACCTCCGGCTCGTTTCGAATCTGGTCTTCAATAAACCGAACCACGTTCGTGTGGTAGGGTAGCTTCTCCTCCAGCACCTTGATCTGATGCTGGCGGCGAGTCTCATACATTTCTGCACGGACACTGGCAAACTCCACGAGAATATCATTCAGGGTGCCATACTTTGTGATCACACCCTTATGGTTGAAGGCGTGCATGTTCGTGGTGCGGATCTTCTCCGTCAGGGACTTGACAAGCGCCTCGTCGGAAATCCCCTTGATCCGAATGTTGATCTGCTGATCCGTGGACGTATCCACAAAGTCCTTGATGCGCCCCTCGGCCAGCTCCTTCTCCAGCCACTCGCGGTAGTCAGCCGTCCAAGTTCCAGGTGGAAGCTCCGTCACCACAAACTCCTCGGCACCCTTCTCCTTCTTGAAGGATCCCACTACCCCGTCAGCAGTATAGGTTCCCTTGAACCCCTCAAAGTAAGGAGCCAGCGGAGTGGCCGTCAGTGAGGCGCCCGAGGTCAGATGCGCAACAAGCATGGACTTGATCGTAGCCGGATTGCACGGCGGAATGTAAGTGCTGTATCCAGTGCCAATACCACGGGCTCCATTGACTAGCAGCATGGGCAACACCGGCGCATACCACTCTGGCTCCACAGGAAGACCATCGTCATCGCGATACTTTAGCACCGCAAAGTCCTCCTCGCGCACCAGCTTGCGAATACGAGGCTGGAGATACGTGTGAATATAACGGGGCGAGGCGGCATCCTTTCCGCCCTGAATACGAGTGCCAAACTGTCCCTGCGGAACCAGCCATGGGATATTGTTGGATCCCATGAAATCCTGCGCCATGCCCACAATCGTCTCATTCAGCGAGGCCTCACCGTGGTGATAGCCAGTGTGCTCCGAGACGTATCCAGCAAACTGCGCGACACGGATCTCTGCTGTCAGATTTCGCTTGAAGGCCGCATACAGGATCTTGCGCTGCGAGGTCTTCAGTCCGTCCATCACATTGGGAATGGATCGCTCCAGATTGTAGTAGCTGAAGTGGATCAGATCCTTGTGAATGAAATCATCATAGGGCACGTGGTTTCCCGCCGGCACCAGCGTCGTGCGGTCATAGCCCTTCAGCCACTCCTTACGGTCATCGGCTCGCTGCTTGTTGAAGGCCAGGTCAATTGACTTGTCTGCCTTCTCATCATAGTCAAAGCGAACCGCACTCACCTTGCTGAAATACTCCTTTGCCTCGTCGCGCGTGGAGGTACCCAATCCCTTGTAATACTTGACCTTCCAACCCTTGGACCCCTCACCGGCCCGCCACTGTTCGTACTCGTATTGCGAGTAGAAGGTCCTCGTCTCCCCACGACCCTTTGTTGCCTTGACAATCGGCGTGGCCATGTAGGTCAGGAACCCTGGAATGGCAATGAGCTCATGCCAGAGCTCGTGGAAGAGATTGATCAACAGGCCGCGAATATGCGACCCATCCAAGTCCTGATCCGTCATGATCATCACGGACCCATATCGCAGATCATTGACATTTGCATACTGCTTGCCCGATGTCAGTCCGACAATCTTCTTGAGCTCCGCAATCTCCTTGGTGTGCTCAACCTTTGCATCGGAGGTGTCCTTCACATTCAGCACCTTGCCCTTCAGCGGATAGACACCAAAGAACTTCCGCTGCTCCTGGCTGAGACCGCTCAGTGCCATGGCCTTGGCCGAATCTCCCTCGGTGAGGATTAGCGTACACTTGGCCGAATCCTTGGTTCCTGCCAGCACCGCATCGTCCAGCTTGGGAATGCCGGTAATGCGGCTCTGCTTCTTGCCGTCTGTCTTGGAATTCTCCTTGGCATCCTTGGCCGACTGAGCCTCCAACAGCTTGGGCACAAGGGCCAGCTTGGACACCACCTTCTTCAGTGTCTCCTCGCTCAGCTTGAAGCTAGACCCAAAGGCCGCCGGCTTGGTCGTCAGCGTCTCCTTGGTCTGGCTCGTGAAACTCGGGTTCTCAATCATCGCTGTCAGGAAGACAGCTAGGTTGTCACGCACCATACTCGGCTTGACCTTGACCTTCTTCTTGGTCTCCAAGTACTCCACAATGTAATTGACTACCTGGTTCGTCACGCCATCCACGTGCGTGCCTCCCTTGGAGGTCCAGATACCATTCACAAAGGACATGCCAAATGCCTTATCGCCCGGACTGTCGGCGACGACCACGTGCCACCGCTCATTCGGCGTCTCGTAGATCACGGGATCGCATCCAAACGCCTTGGCATACTCGGTCAGGTTCTTGCACTTGACTGCAGTGCCATTCCAGGAGACCTTTACATCCTTGCCAAGGGTCATGGCTAGATCCCACACACGGCGCTCAATTAGGCGGATCATGTCGGCTGGAATGTCCGTCATGCCGAACCGAGCAAAGTCCGGCGTCCACTCCACAAGGACGCTAGACTTTTGCTTAGACGGCTTGACCGTCGGCTTCTCCACGACCGTCATGTTGTTTCGGAAGGTCTGTGAGTAGATCAACCCGCGCGGCTGATCCACAACCACAACCTGCATACACTTGGCAAAGATATTCACCAGCTTGACACCATATCCGTTCTTTCCACCGACCAGCTTCTTCTCATTCTTGTCGTAATTTGTGCTGGTCAGCAGCTCGCCAAAGATCATCTGCGGGATCCACGTCTTGTGCTCCGGGTGTTCGGCCACATCAATCGGATCACCGTCATTCTTGATGCTGAAGGACTGAGGCGAGCACGTGATCTCAATTGCCTTGACCGGGTTCGTGGACTGCCTGGATCGCAGGCGGATAACCTGATCGTGGGCGTTGACCAGCAGCTCATCCACGAGCTTGTAGAAACCAGGGTTGATGGGAATGGTGTGGGGTGCAAAGCTATCCTCCTCTCGCAGGAACACCTCCTCCGTTGCAGTCGTCACGCTGCCAATGTAGGTGTCGGGGAGGTCGAGGATGTGCTCGCGGTGCGTCTTGCGCTGGTATGCGGTGGAAAGGTCTGCCATCTTGAGTGTCTGTAGTCTGGACCCACTGGCTTCCATTTTGAACTTTCACTTAGCCAGCTTGAAGAAGACAATGCCTCCACGAAAACATCTTCCTGAAGCTCCCGTTGTTTTCTCGTTACGACTTCCCTCAGACGGAAACCTTCCTGTGCCGGCTGGAAGCACCACGAGTTTTGCCGATGTAACCCAGTGTGCCTGGTCTGAGCCGACGCAGACGAATACGGACTATGCAGATATCCTGTCCACCGTGGAAACGTCCCGTGTTGCTGAGCGGTTTAACACAGAGACCATGAAGACCATCCTTGCTCGCACTCGTTCTCCGTCCTATGGAGCCACGAGCGCGTGTATGTGGTGCTGCCATCCGTTTCCGTGGAGGGCGACGGTTCTTCCGATCAGCTACGATGCCTATGAGAATATGCACTCATGCGAGGGACACTTTTGCTCTCCCGAGTGCGCACTGGCCTACCTCTACAATGACGTGTCTCTCTCCGACATTACTCGCTGGAACCGCCATGCTCTCCTGTCGGATCTGTATCGGGCGCTCTATACCAACAAGACGCTGACCCCGGCTCCTCATCGGCACCTGCTCAGAATGTTCGGTGGCCCGCTGGATATTGAGCAGTTTCGGGAGTATGTTGCGAATTCCGAGGATATGGTTGCCATTCAGCTGCCGCCCCTCCGTCTTCATGTGCCATCCATGAATGTCCAGGGCCCGATCCGCGATGTGAAGAAATTTGTCTCTCTGTCGCAGGATACAGTGGACAAGGCATCTAAGGAGCTTCGCTTGCGTCGCACCAAGCCCGTTCACCAGACCGGTTCTACGTTAGACAAGTGTATTACATCGTATGGCATTGTATAAAGGATGCAGTTCAATGAATTGGTCAAGACGCAGATGATGCTGCAAATGCCTGCTACCAAGAACCCGCTCATGAATATGATGGCTCTGAACTTGTTTGATATTGGCGTTCGGACCTTCCCAGTTTGGTCGGCGTGGGCCCGGTCCTTTTGCTGTGTTCGTCGCAAGCCGAGTGGTGTAGCCGAAGTTCCCACCTCTGCGCTGCGAACACCTCGGGCATCTATCACGTGCGAGCGTGGGGCCCAAACACAGGCCAATGCCAACCGTCCGACCGCCCAAACAATCTATTCGGGACGCATGGATGCCGTGGTCTTTTTTGTGACGACGCTTCCGTCCATGAAGAGCCTGCTTGCCGTGACCAACCACGACTACCTTCCCAACGAGTTTGAGCCCGTCTGCCTGGAGAATGATGTCTACTTTGAACTGAATGACCTCAAGGTCGTGGATGGCGCACCTGAGATCATCAAGTTCAAGCTCTATTGCTACGAACACGACGTTCAGCACCTCCAGACCTTTGTGGATAACTGTAACTCCGATTACGAGCGTAGAATGGCAAACAAACTGGGAGCCCACCGCTACTACTTTGACCAGATGGTTCAGACCAAGACAAAGGGCACCGTGCAGAACCCGCTGCCGTCTACGCACCTTGTCTACACCAAGACCAAGTTCATCACCACCCGCACCTTTGAGAATGTGTTCTTTGAACAGCGAAAGCAGGTGAAGGATCGTGTTCAATTTTTTCTGGAGCATCGGGACTGGTATGAGAAGAAGGGCATTCCGTATACGCTGGGCTTCATGTTTCACGGTCCGCCGGGAACGGGCAAGACCTCCAGTATCAAGGCCATTGCGCATGCTGGTCGTCGTCACATTGTGAATATTCAGCTGTCGGAGATCAAGACCAAGCAGCAGCTTCACCATCTATTCTTCAATGACGAGCTCTACGTATTCAATGGCGTCAATACGGAAAAGTACACGATCCCGATTGCCGAGCGCCTGTATGTGATTGAGGACATTGATGCCATGGGCGATGTGGTTCTGCGCCGCGAGTGGAAGAAGCCGGTTGTGGAGGACAAGAAGAAGGACGAGGATCTGTTTGGAGACCGCAAGCAGGATGAGAAGGAGGTGTTTGATTTGTCGTTTCTGCTCAATCTGCTCGACGGAACCCTGGAAGCCAATGGCCGCATCATTGCCTTTTCGTCTAACTACCCTGAGCGGATTGACAAGGCGCTGATCCGTCCGGGTCGTGTGGATATGATTGTTCACTTTAAGAACTGCAGCCGTGCAGTTCTGAAAGAGATGGTGGATGCATTTTACGAGCAGGATGTCACGATCCCTGACGATCCTACGCTTGATGACAAATGGTCTCCTGCAGAGGCCGTGCGCATTCTGTTTCAGAACTTTGGAAATCCTGAAGCTGCTGTGGCGGAGCTAGTGTCTCTGAACCCAAAGGGACTCTACGGCATTGAGGAATCAGACACATCGTTTGTAGATGTCCAGTAGCAGGGTGATATAGTCCCAGATGGTCTTCTTGTTTCCCTCAGACAGTTCAGCCCAGTAGTTCTTGAGCTTCTTGATGACATTCTCCATAGTGTTGTCGGGGTCCAGTGATTGGAAGTCGTGAAACATGAAAAAGTTGCCATCGCGAGAGCGAAGAATGTCCTCAAATGGCATGACGTGCTTGCCAAACTCGGACAGAACCATTGCCGGGTTCATTTTCTGAACCAGCCCCACTCCGGCGTCGTAGGCGGGGAAGTCCTCGTCATTTGGAAAGACCCGAATGAGCTCGCCCATGAAGTCGTGGAACTGGTTGAAAAAGGCGTCCATAAAAATCTTCTTAGACATTCTACTTTATACTTGGGTAGAATGTGTAAGCTTACTGACGCACGGGGCCGGCGAACTCGGCATCGCGCTGCTTCTGCATAGCCTCCATTCTGGATGCCAAGTCGCTGTTGCGCCCATCCTTGTTCCCCTCATAGCTCTGCTTGGTCTCCGGCTCGGGTGCCGGAGGCGTATACTGGGTATTTCCAATGTAGGTATAGTGGAGCTCGTCGGCTACGAACTTGTTAGGCGCAGCCCAGTCCGAATACATGTCCGAGAAGCCCGATCCAGCAAAGGACCACTCCTGAATACCCTCGTTGCCGCCCTTGACACTCAGCTTGGATCCCGTGGGCTGCTGGGCGGCCACCTGGGGCTGCTGCTGGGTCGGCACCTCGCGACGAGACGTAACTGGCTTGGCAATGTAGGCGTAGATGTCCTTGCCGATATAGACATCCTTCGTCTCCGGATTGTAGAGGGTAGGCACGCTCTTCAGAAACGGCGGAAGCTCAGCCCGCGTCTTGCCGTCAATGGAATACATGCGGCACAGGCTCTCCTTCTTCAGGCCCTTGAGCGTCTGAATGATCTGCTGAGAGTGCGAGCAGCGCGGGCTGTAAAACAGGATCGGTTGGTTGTTCATCTCGTTGCTGTTTGCCCTGAAAAAAACGGATAAGGTATAACGAAAGACAGACTAGATACAATGGAGCGCTCATCTATTTCTTTGAACGGCAATCGCCTTGATGTTGAATTCAAGAATGTCCCCGTCGCCTTTGTCAATGGTCTTCGGCGTATCCTGCTGTCTGAGATCCCCACGGTTGTTATTCGCAATGTGCAAATTTTGGACAACTCCACCAAGATGATCCACGAGATGCTGCGTCATCGTGTGGAGATGATCCCTGTCAATGTAAAGCCCGAGGAGGCGGCGATTGTTCGGGACACGAAGATTGAGCTGCGGTTCCTTCCGCCAGCCACGCCTGACCTGACCCGCAAGGGGGTTGTGGAAGTGACGACGGATGACTTTGTGGTGGATGGTCCCCGCAAGAATGTTCTCCTCAAGGACCGCGATCTGGACGAGCCGCTGTTCTTCATGAACCTCCAGCCCTCCGAGTCCATTCACGTAAAGGCGTCACTGGCGGTGGAGACCAAGGGAGCCTCGCACGTCTGCGTGGCCACCTTCAAGAACCACATTGATATGGAGCGGGCCAAGCTGGACAAGGATACGTATGTGGCCACGGCGGGGGATGACGAGACGGCCCGCGCAGAGCTGGCAAAGATCTTTGACAACTTTGAGATCCAGCGCTCCTATGCGGTGGACGACCAGGGGCGCCCGTTCTGGTTTGACTTTGCTGTGGAGAGCATTGGTGTCATTCCGGCCAAGGAGCTTCTTATGCGGGCCGCCACGGTCTATAAGAAGAAGATTGAGGATTGGTGCGCCAATCCCATTCTGCGAGAGGATGACAATTGGTATTCCATTGAGACGGAGGAGGAGGGACATACGCTTGGAGCCCTGGCCCAGATCCTCATCTATGGACAGGGGATCAACTACGTATCGTATCGGATCGTGCATCCGCTCTTGCCCAAGATGATCGTCCGGTTCAATACCAAGACGGAGCCGGAGAAGGTGATTGCCAAGTTCAGAGAGGAGGCGGTGGCGCTGTGTGAAACCATTCTCAAGTCAGTATAATGACTGCTTCGGAGGACGAAGTAAAACAGTTCTTCAAGGCTACCCAGGCAAACTGGGGGGCAGACTGGGGCGACCTGAACGCTAAGGAAGAGGAGGCGCTTGCCGAGAAGGACACTTTGAAATTTACGCTAGCCGAATTTGTCGTGGTGGAAGAGCTGGAGTATGACGAGACTATTCAGCGCCCAGAGACAATTCGTTTTTATACTTTGGATGAGCAGGTGGGCGATGCCTATGAAAAGCTAATTCCCAAGGGACGTGTCACCAAGTTCCAGATGGAGGTGCTGCGGAAGGAAGCCGAGCGTCTTCGTGCCTTGTATTTGGAGCATATTGTGCCGACAGCAGATACGTATCTTCTGCGCGAGCCCGAGTATGGAAAGCGTCTGAGCTGGATCCATCCCCTCTATACAACGATTGAGCCCACTGCCTACGATGTAGACGCCTCGTGGGCCCCGCTGTTTGATGCTGAGCACATGCGCCTTCCCAATTTCTACCGCAGAATGTTGGCCGCGCTTCCTCAACCGTATGCAAGCGAAGGTGGAGACGGCATTCCGTATCCAGTCAAGACCGCCACGGAATTTGTGGATCAAGATGGACACTCTCCCATTCGCGCTCTGCCCACCTTTTACTATCCTCGGACCCAGCGGCACGAGGATGGACGGTTTGATATCCTGTCGGTGCCAATGGCCAACACGGCTGACGTCGTGAAGTTTGTGGGCTACTACGCAGAGAAGCGTCCAGTTCCAGTTCCGAACCCCCTGCCGGAACATCCCTTTTTGCAGTCCAGCGCCGCTACGGTGATTGAGAATACGGCGCCTCTGTCCGACATTCTTCCGTCTCTGGATGCCATTCTGACCCACGCAGTTCCCATTACAACCGATCCGTATGGGGAGGGCATGAAGTATCTCCGTGTCTATGATGTGAAGCTGTCGGATATTCCGTGGAGCTCATGGAAGTCCCGGTTTCCCCCAGTTGAGATGGTCGTTGCAAAGGAGGCGCCGAAGATTGAGTTTCCGATTTCCCGGGGCGACAAGCCGTCCGAGAACCTTCTGAAGTATTACGACAGCTACTCTCCTGCCATGTCCTCTCGCCAGTGGCTCATGGAGCAGATGGACGGCGGTGAGCTGGTCGTTCATATGCTCATGTCGCAAGCGGGACTGAATGGAACTGTGGCCATGTCTCCGGGCGCTGATGCCGACTTTGAATACCCAGCCACAACCATACGAGAGTGCGATTTGGATGGGCTGGACTTTCATGACTTTTCCATTCGGGGTGTTCTTCGCCGGACGTGGGGTGCCAAGGACAAGCTGACCTACCAGTGCGTTCCTCTTGAGCTCATCAAGCAGGAACGGAAGCGCGAGGGCTACAAGGGTCGCAAGCAGTGGATGGAAAAGACCCACGAGGCCATTTTGGAAGAGTATGTCAGGGCACTGATGGCCAACCGCCCACTGAAGGCATTTGTTCCTCCGGAGCCGAAGATTGAGTCCACGCCGGCCCGCGAGGTTTCTCACCTTCGTCATGAGATTTTGGTTGTGCTGGGCGACAAGCAGCGTCTTCCCGAGGACAAGCTTCGTGATGTCACGGAGTTGGTCAGTGGCGCTCTTCTGGATGGAAGCACCTTTGTGGATTCCAAGGGGCTCTTTCTAGTATGTCTTCACACCATGTCTATTCTGCTGGGCGATCTTGCTGAGGACCGGCGGGCCTTCTATGACAATTGGACGGCAAAGGTGGATGGATTTCGGGTGTGCAAGTTCTGTGGAGAGCATGTGAATTCAGATGTGCTGGAGAACCAAGATGAGTTCACGGATGACGGCCATGTCATTCGCCACTCGGATGCCCTGGAGGTAAAGTCGTTTGGAAACAGCGGCGCCATGGATCAAGTCAAGACATTGTCGCAGCTGAAGGATCTGTTTGACTTTGCCAAGCCGTCGGATGAGGTGTTCTTCATGCTGATTTCCCTGCTGTATATCGTTCCCGAGGTGGATCAGCTGCTGCCCATTCTGACAATGGGTCGCACACTTGCAGCTCAGCTGGAGAAGGCCAAGTTGGACGGCGGCGCAGTAGGAATCGCTCAGTGTATCCTGCTCATTCAGACACATGTGCCGGCTCTTGTTCCTCGCAGATCGTTCAGTAGCAAACCGCTGACGTTGCGCGGATACCCTCGTGATGCACCGACGCCCGAAGGATACACAATTGTGGATAGCATGCTCATGGTCCTGTCCAAGACGCTGGAGGCATACCCCACTTCGTTCAAGGGCTCCAGTGCCACAACAATGCGATCTGTTCTGAATGCGCCAAAGAAGGTAAAGGATCTGGTCATCAAGGTCATTGCCACGCTTCTGAAAGGAAAGGATTCGGCAGCCATGCTTGAAGCTGGATTTATACGGGCCGAAGCTGCCCTTCCAGTGGAGGAGCCAACCAAACCATCCACCATGCTTCCCGGTACAATTGTGATGCCGTCCAAGGATGCATTCGGCAGTGTAAAGTCGTTGCCTGCATGCCCGACGACCCGCGTGTATTGGACAAGCATCCGCCCTCCCAAAGTCAAGCAGCCCGAGGTGCCTCTTCGTGACAATATCTCTCACTTTACTCGCGAAGGGTCCATAAAAACAAAAATGGTGGAAAAGCCAGTGTCCGTTCGCAATGAGCTCAAGGCCGTGTCGGTCAAGGAGAAGGATGTGCTGGCCCGACTGAAACTCGGTAAGGAAGGCGCGTCAGAGGATTGGCATACGAATGTTCTCCTTGCCACGTACCTTGCCAGTGTCTTCGGGCTGCCCACTCCGGTCCAAACACTGGATCCTACGCAAAAGGCGGATGACCTGCGCGACATTACAAAGGGCTACGTATTTGAGCTGCTGAAGGAGATCAACAAGGACCCCCTGACCAAGACGAAGCTGGATGATATGAAGAAGAATGACCTCACACTAATCCTGCTGACGGCTGACGTCAAGAAGGCGGCGGTTGTGACAAACACACTCAAGGCAAAGGAGCGCTACACGGTGACGGAGCGTCTTCGTATGATGCCCGACGCTGAGCGCGAGATCACGAAGGATCTCATGGATCGCGGACTGGCGCCATATGTAATCAAGACGCAGGATCGTATTCTGTTTGCCAAGGAAGTTGCCGCAGAGCAAGAGATGGAGGACACGGATGTTGGTGTAGGACAGACGGTGGATGAAGAAGACCAAGATCGCCAGGTTCTCCCTGCAGGAGAGGACATTGCCACCCGAGGCCAGTATGGAGACTTTGGTGGATCCAATGCGGCTGGCGGAAATATTTACGAAGCCATTCTGGGCAATGACTTTGAGCGGGACGACGGACAGGTTTAAAGGAGGGGTGCCACTAAAGAATAATGAACCTGCTTACTGTTTGGCTTATCCACCCGGGCGACAACGAGGACGACCGCATTGACTTCATCCGTGGTGAGCGCGCAACCGAGACGATGCGCGTCCGCTATGCGCCCGGCGACTCCAGGTCGCGTACGGCGTACACCTTCATCCTTACCCGCGCGGGGGTTCGCCGTTACCTCGGCAACATGTTCCAGTCGCTCCAGATGGACCTTGATCCCTGGGAGAAGGTTCAGATCTCGCCGGTGACTGGACCCAGCATCATCTTCCACGTCTCCGATCTGGAGAGTGCCGAGGAGATCATCATGGACACCATTGATGGCCTTCTCTACACGGATGTCTCCGTGGCCGAGTAAAACGAACCTCCTACATACAAAGAATTGGTTGGCATGTTGACCATCCATGGATACCAAATTACAAAAACCGCAAATGATCCTTCTATCAAGAAGGCGCTTACGGTCAAACCCTTCTCGCTCATCAACCCTCATGCTGTCCCACGATACCCCGTGTATCATGAAGACAAGTCCTTCCTCTATCTCCCCAAGCACTATGGACTTGACAAGTACGGAGAGGTTCCGACCACCCGAAATGTTGCAGAAACCCCAGCTCAACACTGGACCTTTGCAGGAACCATCCGCGACGCTCAGCGCCCCGTTGTGGATTCCTTCCTGCTTCCCAAACCCCATGATGGAATTATCTCCCTCCGGACAGGTGGAGGGAAAACGGTATGTGCGCTATACATCGCCTCTCAACTACGCCTTCCTACGCTCGTCATTGTCCACAACACCTTCTTGCGAGACCAATGGGAAGATCGCATCAAATCCTTTCTACCGAATGCGAGAATAGGCCGAGTCCAGGCAGATGTGTGCGAAGTGGACAATCGGGATGTTGTGATTGTTATGCTCCAAACCCTTTCCATGAAGGAACTAAACATCAATGTATTCAAGCCGATCGGGTTGGTCATCGTGGATGAGTGCCATCATATCGCATCTGAGGTTTTCGTGCAGGCGCTACCGAAGATCACTTCGCGATACATGCTTGGACTGTCTGCAACGCCAGACCGAAAGGACAAATTGATGTATGTAATTCATTGGTTTCTAGGCCCGCTACTTTACAAGTCAGATACGGGCGATTCGGTGGATACAAAGGTCACCGTGGAGGTCTTTCAGTATGTCAATACGGACCCCGAGTTCAACAAGGTTGTTCTCAGTTCGCAGGGGTTTGTGTCGGTTCCCATCATGGTCAACAAACTGGCCGAGTGTGCAGACAGGACGCAGTGGCTCTGCAAGATCATTGAGGATGTATGTGATGAAGGGCGGCAAATTCTGGTGCTGTCGGACCGAGTGGATCATTGCAAGGCCATCTTGGATGGTTTGACACCCGAGGTGCAAGCCACAGCCTGTATTCTGTCGCAAAAGGTCTCTTCAGCAAAGCGGACTGAGTTCTGTGCCGACAAGGCCATTCTGATTGCTACGTATTCCATGTGCAAAGAAGGATTTGATGTCCCTACCTTGAACACGTTGGTCATGGCCACACCGCGGCCAGACATTGATCAGATTGTGGGGCGTATTCTGCGAGTAGAACAGTCAGTTCGCAAGATCCACCCGGTTATTGTAGATATCGTGGATCCCCAGTTTCGGCGGCAGTTTGGGGCACGAAACACTCTATACCGAAAGCGAAACTATCGAGTTACGCAGATGGCTTTGCCGGGGCGGCCGGTGCCACCACCGGAATCTGAGTTACCTGCTTTGGGGGGACCGTCGCCATTCTCGGCGGAGGTTCAAGAGGACTGACCATACCCGTGTGAAGCTCATTCGCCGAGTCAATGAAGATCTCAATCTTGTTCAGGCCATTCGTCTCCTCTGGCTTGGAGATGTCCATGTATTTTTCCATTTGCTTGGCAAAGTCCTTGGTGATGGAGCTCGGAAGCATCGGGCTCAGCTCAGCCAGTCGATCGTACTGGTCCTTTACATACTTCAAAAAATCGCCCGGCTGCATGCGCTGGTCACGGGGCAGGCGCATCTCTACATTGATGAAGCGATAGAGCTTGGCGTAGTGAATGCCCGAGAGACGGTGTCCCTCCGCACGTTTGGCCCAACCAAAATAGGTTCCAATTGTGTTCAGAACGCCAATAATCAGGGACCCCACGCCGAGCGCGGTGGCGGCGAGCTGGTGGTCGGTGAACAGGCTTGACGATCCAGCGTTCAGAAAAGCAACCGCACCAGATCCCACAATCACCGGCAGATCAATGTATGTCTTGCGGCGACTAAAAATACTCTCCGCACGCTTGTGCATAATGGCCAGACCGTTTGCCTTCTCACCGGTCTGAGCAAAGTAATCCTCTAATGTAACTGTCCAACTAACATTTTGCCCAATGTCCGTTGCCCCGTCGCCCATGTTTGATTTTAAACGTAGAATACAATGTTGTGGCCGCCTAAGTACTATCGTGGGCTTTCTACACGACGCAAAGCCCAGCGCCATCGTGAGATCACTCGTAGGTCAAAGATGTCGTGGAAGGACCCGAAGGCCTACAAACCGTTTGCCACTGACAAGGGAACGCAGCGCCGCCCATCGTCCTATTCCTCTCGGTTTCACACAAAATATCCAGGAGTGAAGTCTCTGCCTGAAATCGCCAAGGCAACAGGTGTCTCGCTCAGAGTTTTGCACAAGGTCTTTAATCGTGGCATGGCCGCTTGGCGCACAGGTCACCGCCCAGGCGCAACGCCTCATGCGTGGGGAATGGCTCGGGTGCATTCCTTCGTGCTTCACGGAAAGACGTGGCGGACAGCTGACGCCGATTTATCTCACGAGAAGTAATAATGCAGTTTGACTACCGTGGAACCATCGTAAACAAGAGTCAGCCGGTTAGTACTCTTCGTAAACTCACAAAGATCGTCACGGTGGATTCGGGTGACCGCGATCCCAGTCTCTTTACAAAGGTAAACGGTGGTGCGACTGTCACAGATGCTGGTGATTACGTTGTGTACCTTCCTCGTGTCTATGAGCGCGTAACAAAGATTTCTCTGGTGTCTGCTATTATCCAGGCTCCCGTTGTTCTGTCTACATCTGCGACCACAATCGGATTTCAGCCCACAGACACGTATATCCTGCTGGGTCTGGAAGGACTCAATCGCAAGGATGAAACGGCCCCGGGTGCCGATCGCTCTGGATTTGTGGATTCCTGGTTTGCCAAGCTTGCCAATGACGTTGGAGTTGCTCAGGCTGGCTCCACGCTGGCTGGCTCAGCTGGTTCGGGAGGCGGCGCATCGTCTGGAACGGCAACCACCTACACAACGCTGGTTTCCCACGGGCTGTTTGCTGGACAGACAGTGTGTATCACGGGCACGAGCAATTCGCTTCACAATGTGGCGTTTGTTCAGATTGCAACCGTTCCGTCGGCCACAACCTTTACCATTGCGAGCACGGTTGCAAACGGCCAGACATCGTCGGGCGGGACGGTGTTTATTCCGGGTGTTCTCTACTACAACAATCACACATATGACGACCAGATTGTAGAGTATTCCCCACCTATCGGTCGGCTCCAGCGCCTCCACGTAACTCTCCGTCGTCACCTGCCGTATGGAAGTGTAGGCACTACGACTCCTCTAGGCGCCCCGATTGTTTTCGGAGCCGCACAGAACAGCTTTACCTTTGAAATTGAGTATCTTGACAATGGGTTTGACGATTTCTCCTCTATGCAGACCCGGTTGGGCGAGCGTCCTAGTTAATCTCAGTAGAGTACAATGAAGAGACATCTCACAGTTCGAGCTGCAAATGCATCGGCTCGGCGGAGTACTGGTTTTTATAACGCGTTAAATCAAATGGCGGCACCGCAGTCAGCAATCCAGAATACGCCGACGACATCGTATATCTTTGTGAACTCGTTAGACCGATACTCTAACGGATTTCCGCCTTCCGCAGGGTCTAACCAGACGACCTGCACGGACATCACATTCCCGTTGCCGGGTCTGTCGAACATTGCGACCGTTCAGGTTTCGAGTATCAGTCTTGTATCCAGTTGGTGGAATCAGGTAGGGTTAAATGCGTTTTCATCTGCATTCTACACCAACATCATCAACCTCGTTGACCTGACGACAAGCACAACATACCTAATCACGGTACCAGAGGGAACGACATCTCTTACATCAATGGTTTCCAACTTGGGTAAGTATGTCCAGGCATCTGCATTCGGCGGGTCGGCAGCTGGTAGTCAATCGTTCACGACTGCTGCTGCTGCCAATGGATCTTATCCAACGTATGATCCAGTGGGAAGCCCCGGAAGTTTTTGGATATGGGGAGATACTTCACGATCAACTGGTCAGCATTCCTTCGGTTGGAGTCGTGTGACGACTGCTCCGGATGGAACGAACATTGCCAACCGCCGTCAGTTGTTCGACATTCTTGGTCTTGCGGGACATGTGCCGAGTGTTGCAGGACTTCCGTTAAGTACGGGAGCAGGATACACGACTATCCCGTATTCCACTTCGGGAGCAGGACCTATTACTGGTCCAATCCGATTTATGGATATGATATCTCCACAGGTTACGAACTTTGCACCTGATGTGAATTCGTGTAGCACTGCCAGTTCAAATGCGTTAATGCGGTTTTCGGGTATAAATTTGATCAGCAGTCAATTTCCCGGTGCGGGAGTTTCGGGCAAGGTTATGAAAGTAGCACCGGGTTCAACATCGTTGCGTATCCAACTTGTAGACGACCAGCAGAACCCAATTCCCACGAACTTCCCTGTCCCTGCACCCTACACGGGAACATTGCCGACAGGCACGGGTATCCTGTCCTCGACATTAAGCAACTTGACCTTCTCGGCAATCTCGAATGCAAGTACCATCTTCCCCGCAGGAACACAGGTCAACATTCTCACTCTGACGGGTTCAGCCTCTGGCTGGAATCCGGGTGTCTATCAGGTGCAGAGTTCCACATCCAACACGGTCACGATCCCGTACCTCACGACATCTTCCAACCAGATCTCCAACGCCACCTATACATTCAGCATTGCCCCTATGTGGCAATACAATACATCTGCTAATCAGTCCGGTCCTGAATATCAAATGACACTCATTGGAATCGCAAGGACGACGACGGCGTAGCATTATCTTTGTGATATACAAATGGCAGCACCTACGACTGCGGTTCAGGTTGGTCCTGTGACTTCGGTAATCTATATCAATTCGTTGGATCGTTACCCCAATGGAATTCCACCCGCAGCATCGTCCAACCAGACGACATCTACGGATATCACATTCTCCCTTCCAGGTCTGTCGAACATTGCAACGGTTCAAGTATCCAGTGTGGGTCTTATTCCGGGTTCATCAACTTGGTATAGTCAAGCAACAACGGGCAATGCGATTTCCGCCGCATTCTATACAAATCTTATCAACTTGGTGGATTACACTGCGGGAACAACCTATCTTATCACAATTCCCTTAACCAGTTCAGGTTACGCAAGTATAATTGTTCAGTTGGGTTCTTATGTTCGGGCATCGGGATACGGCGGTTCAGCATTTGCCAGTTTTCCTTTGACCTGTGCTTTACAACCAACAACCGACCCATACTATGACCCGATCAACAATCCTGCTGGACAATGTTGGAATTGGTACGATAGTGGACGAGCATCTCCTCATTCTATTGGTTGGAGTCGTGTGACGACTGCTCCTGATGGAACGAACATTGCCAACCGCCGTCAGTTGTTCGACATTCTTGGTCTTGCGGGACATGTGCCGAGTGTTGCAGGTGTTTCTGGTGTTCAAGGAGCAGGATATACTGTTACTCAATTAGGTAATCAAATCACTTCGGGTACATCTCCAATTCGATTTGTCGATATGATATCTCCGCAACTCACTAACTTCGCACCTGATGTGAATTCGTGTAGCGCCGCCAGTTCAAATGCGATAGGTCGATTTCTTCAACCAACTCTTTCTTCTCTTGGATTTGTAACTGCGTCCACTTTTGCAAAGGTTATGAAAGTAGCACCGGGTTCGACATCGTTGCGCATTCAACTTGTAGACGACCAGCAGAACCCTCTGCCTACAAACTTTCCCATACAGGCTCCATATCAAGGCACTCGGATCGCAGGTATTGGTATCCTGTCCACGACATTGAGCAATGTAACATTGAGTGGAATTTCAAATGCGAATGTAACCTTCCCCGCAGGGACACAGATTAACATTAATTATGTATCCGGAACAGTTCCAGCTGGGTGGTATTATGGTGTCTATCAGGTTCAGAGTTCGACATCCAATACGATCACTATCCCGTACCTCACGACATCTGCCAACCAGATTTCCAATGCTAATTATGGATTTTCAATTTATCCCACATGGATAAATTCAACGGCAGGGAACCAGAACGGACCCGAGTATCAATTAACATTGACGGCGATTGCAAGAACGACGCAGTAAA